GCCACAAAAAAGGGTCCCGAAGGACCCTTTTTCTTGGATTACTGAGAAATCTCTAACGAATTAGAGAAGGTTCTCGATAGTAATCTTACGGTAGTAGCGGTTCTCACCATTGTTGAGAGCACCAGTTACCGTATCATTAGCAAAAGGATTAGCCACAAGCCCGTAACGAGTCTTGAATCCAATCTTTGGTTGGAAGCTGTCCTGGTGAACAGCACGAACCATTTGGAGTGGAACGTATGGGCAGTAGAACAATCCAGCATCGTACTGGTTTGCACCCTTGAATCCAGCAACCAAGAAGTTGCTAGTAGCATATGGGTCAATGTATACCTTGAAGCGTCCGTTGAGAACACCTACGAAAGTATTTCCAGTATCGTCTACAGAGAGAGAATCCTTGAGTGCAGATCCGCAATCAAGAAGACCAGCAACACTCAATGCACTTGCGGTATCGCTATCGCAAATGAGAATGTTACCACGACCACGACGAGTATCCTTCGCAATCGCATTGGCTTCACGCTCGATCTGAACCATGAGACCCTTGTACTTCTCTACAGACCAACGACCGTTAGAATCAACGTCAAGGTCAAAAGTACCAGGTGTGTTTGTAGTAGCTGCACCAGTCTTTGCGCTGTTGAACACAGTACGAACAACCTCACGGTTGATCTCTGCAAGAATCTCAGCAGAAAGAATGTTAGCAAGCTCTGTCTCAGCATCAAGACCATGAACAGCACGAAGGTCTTGAGCAAGCTCCATCGTGTATTCTGCCTTGAGGGCACGAGTCTTAGCTTCTACAGAAACCTTCTCGATTGAGAAAGCCATCTCTGCGAAGTTACCAGCAGGTGCTCCAGTTCCAAGTGCTTCACCAGCAGTTGAAGTGAGACCAGTACCAGCAGTACCAGAGAAAGGATCACCAGCATGGGTTCCTGTTCCGGAGTGTGCAGTATTAGCTTCGTCGAAAAGTGCTTCAGCTCCACCCTGTGTGCTGTAACGGGACTTCATCGCAAAGATGAGACCAGTTGGCGCCTTCATCGGTTGAACACCGCAAATGTCGAAAGCTACAAGGTTTGGAAGTGCACGACGGAGAAGAGAAATGAGAACAGGGTCATATGCCTGTACGTTTGCATTTCCAGTTCCGCTTGCATCGGTTGTTTGAGTTGAGAGACCACCACGGTTAGCAGGAACTGCCTCGGTGATAATACCACGCTCTTTACGAGCCTCGTTCTCTTGGTTTTCAAGAAGAACAGTGAGTACCGCCCTCTTGTGAGAGTCCTTCACCGCAGGTAGTTCTGGGTGATCAAGGACCTTCTGCCATTTCTTTTGAAGTTCATCAGTGAGATACATCTTCGTTCTCCTTAAAATTAAACGATATACCCTAAAAGTTTTCTATCCATTATTTAGCATTATTATCTTTTCACCATTCTCGAAATGGTCTGAGCATAGATGTCAACCTCAGTCTGCACTGGTCGTGACTCGATATGATCCAAACCGCCTTCAGTCAATAAAGAAGCGTCCAAGTCACCAGAATTTCGAGGGCTCTTCGGGAAATAAGTTTCCTTAATTACCTGTAGCTTCTGGCTGAAAGCTTTTGCTGTCTCAAACGATACCCCTTCACAGAGATCGGTGAACTTAGCAGCATCGCTAACAGTCAATCCTTCGGTGTGCTTCTTGATGATATTTGCTCGCTTGAGATTGATGTTCTCTTTACGAAGTTCAACGCTCTTCACAAGCTCTTCGTTAAGTTCTCTCTCAAGTGCAACGATCTTCTTTTCCTGCTGTGTGATAACATCAGCTTTCTCAGCAGGAACCTCAATATAGTGACTCTCGAACAAGTTCTTCAAACCTACAATGAATTTCTCTGTAATGTCTGAACGAACAGCAGTTTCGATTGCCACTTCATTTTCTTTCATCCACTCCTCTACAACATAGTCGAGATAACCATCAACTTTATTGACAAGGGTTTCTGAAATTGTTTTCTTCTTAGCAGCAAGCTTCTTGCTGTAAGCTTCGGCTAACTTAGCACGATGAGCTTCTGCTCTGCGTTTTGCAGTGCGCTTAACGGCAGCTTCAAAAATCGAAGCAACTTTAGCCTTAAATGATTCTGGAAGATTCTCGTCCTTTGTAAGAGCATCAGCAGCTTCTTTAACGTCTTCTTCTTCTTCTTCAGAGAGCTTTTCTTCTTCCTCTTCAGAAAGCTTCATCTCATCTTCGTCTTCTTCAGTGACGTGATCTTCATCTTCTTCCTCGTGAAGCTCGTCTTCTTCCTCTTCAGCGACAGCCTTCTTCTCGTCTTCTTCCTCTTCGGCGATGTGATCTTCATCTTCTTCCTCGTGAAGCTCATCTTCATCAGCTTCTTCTGGAATAGTTGCCTTAGCATCAGACGCACTTGTTGGGAGATCGTCATCAGCACTCTCTGCCTTCATCTCGTCTTCAGTCTCTTCAGAAGCAACAGTCTTTGTGCTTCCTGGCTTACTAGCAAGTGCAGCCTTCACAGCATCAACTTCGGGCTTAACAGCACGAGCACCCTTTGATGCAAGAGTATCGGGAGTTTCATTCGACGCATCTGAAGGATGAGTCGGAAGATCAGCCTCAGCACTTTCACGAATGGTCTTCAAAAGCTTTTTCTTAGTCGTCATTGTAATTACTCCTGGTTGTAAAAATCCATTGTGGGTTTACAGTTATTTATAAAATTGCCAATTTACCTTTCAACAACTCGAACGTGTACCTCTTCTTCCAACTTTGCTCCATTATCAAACGTCACTCGAAGAGTCACTTGATAGTTGTAGCCGTCGATTCCATTTTTAATGTGGAATCTCACCTTACACCTCGTTGGTGGAAGTATTTCTGGTGTTGTCGAAACTAATATCTCAGGTGCATCGCTTACCTCTTCGGGTATGGTGCGTTTCCATTTAGTTGCAGAGAGACTACCTGATAGAATCTCTTTAGCTCCCTTAGGGAGTACGTGAAGAGCTCCAAAATTGATGTCAATCGGAATCTGTTCAGATGGCTGTTTGATGTATGTGTTTCTCAAATCGAGAGTCATACCTATAACTTAAATATCTTATTTGTACCGTTGTCCCAGTGAATTGTGAGGTCAGTTGCACTAGACGTGGTGTTGATTGGTAAGCCGTTGATCTGGTCGAGGTATGCAATCAATTTGGAAGTTGATTCTGTTGGACCTGCTTGATAGATTACTATCGCTTTAACTTCACCAGCAGGTACCGCAGTGTTCGCATTAGCTGTGCTGAATGTCACATCGCTCGCATCAGCAACACCCTTGTCAGAAGTCTTGTTTTCGAGAGGTACCGATTTTTGGAGAATTGCAGTTCTGTTCTGTGAATCTTTGACTTGACTGAGGGTAACGTGGTTAGCAATATCTGGTGTGTATGCGCTGGTTACAAGTGCTACTCGAATCTCGTCAGAACCAACACCAGACCACTTAATCTCGCCATTGAGAAAAGCTTCTCTAGCTTTATCGTATAGTGTATTTGGCATATGCCATATCCTTCGTTCGTATAAAATAATGTTGACAGTGCATCATAACAATATCTCTGTATTTATACAGAGAATGGATATTACTTTCCTTCGAGCTTCTTCATGAACGCTTCGAAAGCTTCGATAGTTACCTTCTTGATCTCTTTCTTTGGTGCTTTCTTGATTCGACTCTTGAGTTGCGATACATCTCGTTCTTGGAGAATACCGTTGTTCCACACCCACTCTTTACCTTCCATGATTCCGTTCACGAAAGCGTCTGGTGCAGATGGGTCAGCAACAATATCAGCAGCAGTCGCAAGGTAGAAATCGTCTTGCACAACTTGAATGTCTACACCTTCAGTTCTGATAGAGCCCATTCCACGAGAAGAAACACCAAGCTGTGCACCTTCGTCGATGAGAGCTTTAACGATCTTGCCATTTGGTGTGTCGAGAATCTTAGCTTTACCAATGAAGTTTGCACCTTCAGCACGAAGGTCTGTAATCATGTGCGATACACGATCAAGGTTGATGGTCGGTCCATCTGGATGTCCAAGCTCACCAAACGCTCGCTTCTTCGCAACGTACTCTTCATTATAGCGAGTGATCTCACGCTGAAGCATCTCTTGTGGGTACATGCGACCGTTTCTGTTCTTCAATTCTGCTTGAAGAAAGATGCCTTCAATAAAGTAGTTCTTAGCTGCGTTATCAGCTTCTTCTTTAATGACCTTGATCTCTTCTGTGATTTCGCAAATGAGTTTCATGTTAGTTATTTCCCTGACTATTCAAGAAAGATTTTGCAATCTCTTTCTCTTTCTTAGCAAGAGCTGTCTTGATCTTCTGGTACAACGCTTCTTTGATATGCTTTCTCAAAGAAACTGCATCGCCATTCTGAGCAGACTCTATTGCATTTTTTACTGGTTTCTTGTTTTTAGCCATAATTAACTCCTAAGTTTCCACTAATTATTTATCACATCATCAAATCGTCTTCCACATCGGTGTCTTCACCATCTTGTGATGGGTCAGTTTCCATGCCGATCTGATCTACTGGTCCTACTGTTGGTTCGAGTCCATCTTCTTTCATCTGCTTCTCAATCTCACGTTGTTCATCTTCGGTCTGTTTGAGAATATGTTCTTTGATGTACTTAGATGAGAAGTACTTACCGGAGTAGGTATCAATCTGTGCAAGAACCTCTAAACGACTCTTCATGATCTCTGCTTCTTTCAATTCAGCGAAGTGATTGTCGGTGTTGAACTTGTACTTGATTCCATTTTTGATGGTGGTCCACTCGTCGGGATTAATGACCTTCTTCAGTACGAGTTGCTTCTTCAGAAGCTCATCAAAGAGGTGACTGAATCGAATGCGAAGTCTGGTGATGAACTTTGAGAACTTGATCTCATCACGAGAAATCTCAGCAGCTTTACCTAACTGAAACCCGTTTGATGCATCGAGTCGAGAGATTGGCACGTTCAATGCTCTGTAGACTGCTTTCTGAAAGTATTCAACGTCAGCCATTTCACCAAGGTTTTCGCCACCAGGTAAGGTTTCGATTGAGGTGCCTTGAGAACCTTCACGTCGTGGAAGCCAGTAGTCTTCAAGCATCGACATGAATCGTCGCTCATCTTTCATCTCACCAGTTTCGATGTTGTATTGAAGTCTGTTGCGATACCGATTCATTACCGAGCGAAGGTAATCATCAGCTTTCGACTTTGGCATACTACCAACATCAACGTAGAAAATTCGTCGTTCTGGTGCACGAGCAATACGATAGATCACCATCGCATCTTCCATCATCTTGAGCTGATTGATTGGCTTGATTGCTTTGTGAAGATTTGAAAGAACAGACGCAGAGTACGTATCAACAACACCACTGTGAGTGTAGCAGATACAGTCTGGTTTAATCTTGACGCCACCAACTACGTTGATTGATGAGTATGCGGTAGCTGAATTGTAGGTGATACCACGTGAGTTGTATGTGTAGTACTCATCGATGATTTTAACGAGTTCAACACCAGAGTCTCCATCGATGTCTTTTTGTACCTCACGAACCTTTCTGATTTGTCGTGGATCAATGTACCGAAGCTCTTGAATACCTTTTGATGGATTGCTCTCATCGATAATAAGGTGATGAAACAAACGACCGTCTACATACCACTTCTTGACAAGTTCGTATGCTTGGTTGTTCCAGTCGAGAAGTGAGAGAATGTTATCAAACTCTTTCTCAATAGCTTTCTTAACGGTAGCTGATGTCTTGACGTTTGAGAGGTTAATCTCGACAGATTCGTTTTGACTGTCGATGACGATCATTTCGTTTACGATGTCGTCGATTGCGAAGTCAACTTCAGGTAAGAGAGAAAGTTCACGGTAACGAGTGACAAGCTCAAACTCGTTCTTTACGGTAGCATCGAAATCGATGTATGCACCATACGCACCAGCAACACCTTCAACTGTTACTGCACCGTCTTGATTCTCAGGAAGAACAAACGATTGAATGCTCTTTTGCTCTTTTTCTTTTTTGGTCTTCTTTAGGTTCCAGCCAAAGAAATTAAAATCCATGATGCTCCTTCAATCTCATTCTAAAAAATGTGGGGTCATAAGACCCCACGTTCAGTCTATAATACTATTTATAGTCGGAACTCTATGCGAGTCCGTTACCCTCTGGTGGTGTAATATCACCAGAAGTATCAATCTCCCACCAGTCATATGCGAGAGTTACCTTGAACTCTTCGATAGCATCAGACGACGACCATGAAAGGTCAATCGCACTGAGGTCAGTTGGGAAACAGTTTACGAACTTGTATGCACGAATTGGCGACTCAACTGGTCCCTTGCTGTATTGCTTAACAAGAGCTGTTGACTGATATGAACTTGGACTAGCATTGATACCAGAGTTTCTGATGTTAGTTCCATGTCCGTTGATTGAAGCCATCCAGTGCTCGAAAGCTTTTCGCACCAAGAAGTCTTCGTCGTTGATGATTGTGATGTCCCACGTAGCAAATGTACGAGATCCAGCAACCTTAATCTTTCGACCGAAGTATGGCACCTCGATCTCGGTGATCTTGCTTTCTGGAATCGAAGCTGCGTTACATAAGAATGTAAGCTTCTCTTCAACACCTGTAAGTCCACGACCATCAACTCCGTTGTTGACTGCATCACCAAGCTTATCTGGCAGGGTTAGCTCAACTTGGAACAATGATGGTCTTGCACCACCGTATACTAAGTTTTTCTTAAAGTCGTTAATCTTAAATGGCATGATAGTTCTCCCTGTTAAAAATTATTTAGCTTATACTTTTCCAACAATCTCAGAGAACTCAACGCCAGTTCTGACAGCGACGAAGTTCAGTTGAATGAAGTTGATCGAACGTGCTGGTTTGATGTAGATGTCTCCAACAAACTCGTTACGGTCAATAACTTCTGGTGTGTTATTCGTGCGGTCACAAACAACTCTGAAGTCATACATACCTCGGCGTGACTGTACATCACGAAGGAATGGCTCAACCATGCTTCTGAACTGCTGACGAGTGAACTCATCATTGAACTCGAACAGTAAGTACTTAGCTTGACGAGAAATAGCTTTCTCAAGAACGATGAACAAACGTCTTACGTTGATACGATCAAACGCACTTGGCTTGCTCAACATGGTCTTATCACCATAGAGAACACGACCTTCACCTGGCTGATCGATCACAGGGTTGATGTTGTTCTTGTACAAGTCATCACGCTCTGCTTTGTATGGACTGTAAGCAAGCTTCATGACGTTCTTGATACCACCACGGCTGAAACCAGCAGGAGACCACCATGGATCATTCGTCATGTCAGTACGAACACACAAACCGGCAATATCTGCGTTGAGTGGAACCCACATATCCTCAGAACTTGGGTTGTACTTGTCGAACTGCTTCTTCCATCCGCTGTCCATTACAGCATACGATGAGCTGAAACCGAGCTGAGTTCTGAAAGCGATAGATGCTTTCGCTTCGTTGCCTGGATTGTTTACAACCGCAGCACGAGGTGGCGAAATGAACACAACACAGTCTCTGCGCTTCTCAGCTACATTCTGAACTACATCAGAACACAACCAAGCTGCTGCATCACCCATGATGATGAGAGAAACGTCTACCTTGTCTGCATCAGCAAACAAACGGTATCCATCTTTACGTGCAGCGTCGAAACCTGCGGTACGCTTACCATCACTTCCACCAGCAAGGTCTACTGAATATGGACGTGTAGGAGAATCGAAGCTAACGCCACGAACTGCTGCAAGACCCCAATCAGAACCGTTTACTGTCTGGTTGAAGAACGGATGATCACACCATCGAACATAGCGTGATTTGTTAAGAGCATCTTTGTAATAGTTAGAGTCACCATCCAAACGTGCATTTACAGCTTTTGATAAGAACTCATACTTCTCAAGAACGAAACCTGGTGTTCCGGTAATTTCTCCGTTCTCGTCTACAACTACAACATGAAGCTCGTCGTTACGTGCACCTTTGTCAGCAGCAAATGAGCTGGTTCCTGGTGGTGAGAACAAGTCTGCAAACTCCCAACGTACTGTAAGAGTAGCGTTGCTCAAAGCTGTTGTGAAAGGTGAATCTACCTTAAACATCTTGTTTGCAGAATCGATTGCTACGACAATCTTCTCTTCGTTGTTAAGCTCATTTACTACCAATGAATTGATAGCAATATGAGACAAGAAGTCAGATGCATTGTCAGATGGCTTGATCCACTCTGGATCAGCTTGCGTGTTGAATCGTTGTGTTAAAGTTGTTCTGAATGCAGCAGAACTAGCACACAAAGAGACACGAATAGAATTACCAAGCTCACCTGCATGTTTCGAAGCAAATGCACCAACACGTGCTTGACCTGATGCATAGTTGTTCTGGTAGTCTTCGTCATTCTTGATAAGAGCACCGAGACCGTCTGCGGTAGCATTAGCAGCACCAGCATAGCACTTGATGACTACAGTATCACCAACTTCAAGATCGTCAGGAATAGGAGAATCGCCACTTACAAGAGGCTTGAGTTCTACAGTATTCTCATCTTCAACTTCTAAGATGATAAGGTCTTCAGAACCAGTGATTCCAGTATCGATCTTATCAAGACGCTTAACAGCAGGAACTGCATCACCAGTTACAGCATCGTCGTAGCCGGTAAGCTTTTGAGCAAGAGTCAACTTGTTGTTTGTTCTGTCGATGTCAAGAACTGTGAAAGCTTCTAAGTCGCCATCTTCGTTCTCACCTTCTTGTCGCTCAACGTGAGTGGTAGTATCAGCAACACGAACTACACGAAGCTTGTCGCCGTATGCAAGAAAGTTTGCTGCACTGAAGAAAGAAACGCGGAAGTCTAAGTTTGGCTTACCAAACTTTTCTACAAGTTCGTTCTCTGTTCCTACGAGAGTAATGTCGTTAAGTGGTCCCCAACGGAACGCACCTGCATATGCACCATCGGTGGTTGATACTGCTGGAATGATACCAGTTAAATCAACTTCACTGAATTCTACGCCTGGTGAAATTTGAAATCCCATGTCTTAGTCTCCTTGAATTAACGTCGAGTTAGTAGCACGATAGCCATGTCGATTCGATACTGTAATTCTAATATCGTTTATTTATAAATTCGACATTTTGTGGATTTCGACGGTAAGGTATTAGAAATCTTCGTCAATATCGTTAAAATCGTCTTTCCAAAAAAATCCGTCAGAGTCAAAATATCCCTGTGCTAAGTCTACGTGTTCCCACACTGTTCCATCAGCATCTTTGAAGCTCTTGGGCTGTGAGCCGTCGTTGATGATTCCAAAGGGTACTAGCTCTTCGGTCATGCTGTTCATCTTCTCTTCGACGATCTTTCTTCGAATATCTACGTCTGTGAGGTCTTTGAATGTGGGTTGAGAGGTGAGCCATGAGAAGATTACGAGACACATGGTAAGGTCGTCATGACACCCTGGTTCAGCAGCAAACGATGAACTAGACGCTACGAACGAGGTAAGCTCTGAGATGATGTCAAAGTCTTCTACAATGAGCTTATTGTGCTCTAAGAGACTCTTGAGGTTCGAGCACCCGATAGACTTGATCTGTGCAGTCATTTTGATTCCAAGTTTTGAGTTCTTGGTAAACCCTGATGATATGCGTTGACCACCTCTTCCAAGATTGGTGGTTGAGAAGATGTTCTCGTACTCAAGATCATTGTGGAGAGTGTCAACAACCTGCATACCGATAGCGTTTGTCTCGACCAGTACGTGAGCCATGTTGTACTGAGCACCCACATTGAAGATGATGTTTGGAAACGTCATCGGCGAAATCTTGTTGTTGTAGTACTTCGCAACCACCTTGTATGGTGCTTGTGTAGCGTCTATAACCGTGAACGCTGAGTAATCGAGACCTTGACCTTCTGATGTATCGACGGTGATGACATACAAGTGTCCAGGTTTAGCGTGTTCGTAAATGTGTAAATCATGAAGACGCTGAATGGGGTTTGTCCACGCCATAGTAGACAACTTCGCTGCGCTCACGAGGGTATTGGAACTACCGAGGAATGAACACCCGAACTCTTGATCGAACTTCTCTTCACCGAGTTGTTTGATTTGGTCTTCTGCCCATTTTTCATCTCGCCCTGGAACGACTGACCAGTGCGCTTCAATCGGCGTGTACAAGTTTCTCTTGTTGACTGCATCAGTCCAGTATTTGTAGAACAGGTTCATACCGTTTGGTGTAGATACCATAATTACTTTCGTGGTCTTACCAGAAGAAATGGTAGGGTACACTGAGGTGATGAACTCTTCTGCTATGTTCTTTGGTACGAACGCAAACTCGTCGAGAAAGATGACGTTGTAGGTGTTACCACGAGCAGAGCTAGATGCGGTAGCTGCTGCGATTACTTTTGAACCGTTCTCTAGTTCGATAGAACCTTTGTTCCATGACATGATGCCTTGTTGCATCCAGAGTGGAATGTGTTCGTAAGCAAGCTGCAACTTCGCAAGAATGTCTCGTGCTGTACTAGCTTTGTTTGCGAGAATAGCGATGTTCTGCATCGGTCCAAAGAGAACTGTCCACAGAATGTAGCCGATGGTGACGGTAGACTTACCTACCTGACGGGGCAGTTTTGCTATGGTGAATCGGTTATTGATGTACGAGCGAAGCAGGTCTTTCTGAAAGTCATACAGATCAAACGGCACCAAACCTCTATCAACGTGCACAATCTTCATGTACTTCTGAATGAAGTAAATAGGATCTTTCATGCACTTGATTCGTTCTTGAATCTGCTGTTTGGTAAAGATGAACTGTACCCCACCTGCTTTCAGGTTAGGGTTGCTCTTATAGTTTTTGACACCATCAGGTGCTAGTTGTTGAAAGTCGTCTTTCTCGTTACTCATCACTCGATTGCTTTGTCATCTTCTTAATGATCTCATCAAGCTGTGCGGTGTTACCTACGAAGAGGTTATTGTTCACAACTTCAGGAGCATTCTTTTGAGCAGTCATTTCAATCTTTGCTTTCTCTTTGTGAATGGTCATGAGGTCTTTTTGTGCACTTGCTATTGAGTTCACCATGAGTGCAACAACTTCATATGCTCGTGGATGTTGACTCTGATCTGCAATCTGTACGAGGTTATTGAGTGCTTCGATTGATCGTTCAGTAATAGTGTACAGATTGGTACGCATGTACTGATAATCAGTGGTGAGTTCTTGATTTGTCTTTGGCGCTTCAACAAGCGACTTCTCTTCAAACTGTATCGGACCAACCTCTTCTTTCGTAACGTCTTTCGATATGAATTCGCCACGCTGTACGAATGCTTGCTCTTTGACCGTTCCGATCTGAGCTGGTGTCGCTACATACGAAGGTGTCTGAATAGACTTCAACTCGTCTTCGGTTGCAACGAGCGTTTCAGTCTCTTTCTCATACTGTTCAATGATATTCTTTTTTGTCATTCACTAATTTATGATAACTTTGGACGACCTACCTTACTCAAATCTTCAATAGGTTCTGGTGATATTTTTGTGGAAGCTGGTTCATCTTCACCCGTTATGGTGTTGTAGCGTTGACCATCTTCGAATGTTTCGCCGTACTGGGTGTATCCAAAATCTTCATTGTATTCGCCACTGCCAGGTATGACTTCAGTAGTGTGACGAACTTGACGTGATATGCCAGTGAGGTTGCCTTCTTGAATATCAATACCACCACCGACTGCGTAAATGTCTGCTTGTACTTTGGTGATGACTTTCTTGTCCACAATAGGACCGTAGAAGATACCCTTAACGGTGAATGAAAGTGTCCAGATAATATCTCGTCGTGCTGACCAGGTTTCTTCGTAGTTGTCTGACAGTGTAACCGAATTGAGTACTACAGGTATGTCATCTTTGTAGTTCATTTCGGGTATTGTATTCACCGTGATTGTGTAGCTCGGTGTGAACCACGGTAGTATTTGTTCTACAATTTGATTTGCATCATCGATGTACTTAGAGATGATCGAAAGGTCAATCGTCAAATTGTACGGCACCCCTTGATACTGTCGAATCACACTACCTTGGTTATCTTCGATTGGTTGTGTGTTTTTCTTGATTGTGTTGAGCTTGCGTGAAGAATCGTACTGAATGCTTTTGATTTCAAAGCTCATTCTGGGTAGCTTGAGTGCGTACCCTCTATTCAACGTAGGGTCTTCAGCTTGACGCACCAAGTACTTCTCTGCTGGACCGTATGCAAGAGGTACTTTGATACGCTCTTTTTCAGTTCCACTTGAGTGAGTACGAACTACGTAAATGTTCGAGAAGAGTTTACCAAACCCCGATACAAACTTTTTGAATGTTGCATGGTAGAATGGACCATTGAACATTAGAAGTCTTCCTCAGAGAAAGGGTTGTGTTCAGTGAAGTCAAGAACAGCACTTGAATCGAACTGTGTGTTAGATGCTGTGTAGTCTTGAGAAATTGGCTCAGTAGACTCGAAGTTGTACAGTGGTGCGAGTGCAGTTTTGCCTTTGACTGGTCCGTATGATGCGTCAAACTCACCCAACAAGTCTTTCAGCTTGAGCGTATTGTCGTCTTCAAATCCAACAACGGTACCTTTTGCGATTGCACCAATGAGAGATGGACCTTGGTACACCGTTTCACCGACTTCAAAAGTGCCGTCGATTTCACCAAGCTTGAGAAGAATGATGTTCTCTGTTGCGTCTGCTAATACATCAATCTCATCAATACCAGTCTTGATGTCTTCGTTTGCTCCGGTGTAGAGTTCACATTGAATGTCGTAGATGTAGAACTCACCTAAGCTAAAAAACACAGAGTCTTCTTTGACAAACTTGATTTCGTAGAGACCAGTTGCAGTGCTCATCGGTAAGTAAACCAGATCACCCTCTCGTGGACGAACAAGCTCTTTACCAGCAATTTTGTGAAAGCTTGAACGAGAGATTGAGAATGTGATTTGATTGTTGATCTCTAAGCCAAACTTTTTGAAGATGTCTTGATCACCATCAAACGAGTCGATGTTTTTGATGTATAGCTCTATGTCGTAGAAGTCATCAAAATTTGAGAGAACATCTTCATGGTAGGTGAGGTCGATCTTTTCATGCTTACGTGGTATGTAGACAGCATCGATGCCGTGAATTTTTACGGTCTCTTCAACCAAGCTTTGCATGAGACTTTGCTCTTGCTTTTGATGGTACATGTTGAAGTATTTGTTGGTTGCCACGGTGTTGTTATCCCACTAAAAAGTCGGGTGGAAGCTGAAACTCTTTCTTCACCCGTTCACGAAGCTCTTCGAGTTCTTGCTTTGCTTCATCGTAGATTGATTGACCGTTGAGGGTGATGCCGCCTGGGAGTTGAACACCACTAAACTTCTTGAGGTTTGAGCCCCACTGTTGTTTGATCAGACTGTATGCATACTCACGAACGAATTCGTCCATGTAGATTTCTTTGTATGTCTCAGGGTTCAGTGCAGACCAAGCTTCGATTACAAGGTACTGGTCAGCAACAAGGTCTTGTACGTCAAGAAACAGTCGATCTGTTTTTCTGTTGAATCGAATTCCTTTGGTGCCTCTGAACATGAATTCCCAAGTTGACATGTACCGTTGGTAGATGTCGTATGTTACCAAGTCAGTTGATGCGAGGTTGAACATATTATGGAGTGCAAACTGGTATTGAAAGTCAAACATACCACCGAAGTTTCCGCCGATAGTTGCTTTCTGCTGTGGTAGTACATTTGTGACACTGATGACCTTCGTTCCGACTGGAATGAATCCATTATCAATATCACCTAAGTGAATCTCTAGTATGTTGAATGTTTCGGTTGAGCCGGTTACGGTAACAGTTTCTCCAACCTTAAATGGAATCTTGTTGAGTGATTTGAATCGAATCTCTCTGTTGTCTACTGACTTATCATATGCAGTTGCAGTAGCACCGCTTGTGACACCCGTGAGCGTAACGCCACGTGTTATAGTGTCTGTAAAGTCGTCAGAGAGTTTGAAACGTGATGCTGTGATTCTGTGGTGAAGGTACATTCGTTCGACACCATCGAAGTGGTAATCTCGAAAGTACATGAGAGCTTCATCAATACGATCTTCGATTTGATCGTCGTCTATGTTGATTTCGATGACTGGTGCGCCAAGTTTTCTGAGACACCAATGAATTAGTTCTGTTCTGCCGTAGTTGGTGGTTCCAACTTCTGTGTCTTGTTGGTCTTGTTCTATGACATCAAGAAGGTAATTGACAAGAACTACTTCATCACTCTCGATGTTGCGGTTGAAATTGATTGTGGTGCCGGTCAGGGTGTAGTCATTATCTACACCAGAGTTTTGAAGCACACCGTTTACGAAAACTTGATCGGTGTTTGCATTTGGCTGATTCGCAATCGTGTATTGAGTATTGCTGACACGAACTGCGTTCTCTCTACAGATGAATGATTGTTTGATAGTTGCCATCTAGTGACCTATTTCTTGTCTTTCTTGACTGGTTTAGGTGGCAGCCTTCTCTCCCTCTCGTTAGAAAAAATGAGTATCAAATCTTTCAGAACAGAGTGGTTACTGATTCTGTCTAGGTTTTCCAAAATCGATTTCATCTCTGTTAAAGCTATGAAACCAGACACAATACTTTCTACTGGGAAGTCGAAGCCAACCAGTAAGTATTTATGTACTATGTAAGTTACAATGATCGTGGTGCAGTAAACGAATGTTTTTGCTATGGTTCTTGACATAGCAGAGCTGGTGATTCTTTGCTTTTCTTTGAGAGAAGCCAAAATACCAGTGACCATATCCACAAAAATCAAGAATATTACTGCGAAGATGACGGTTGCTATCGGTGCTAAGAATGCAGCGACGAGCAGTAAAATGCTCTTTGAAATGCCACCAACGGTGAAGTTGTCTATCACCGACTGTGCATAGTCTTTAACTGTATTGTAGAAAAGATGCTTCATGTGCAAGTCTCAGCGTTTACTATGTCACATACACATGGTTGGGCAGCATGGGATGTTACTCCCATGCTGCTATTAGCTATTAGTTGTTTTCAAGAGTAGCAAGACGAGCTTCAAGAGCATCGTTTTTAGCTTTTAATTCTTGCACTGCTGCAACAAGAAGAGGAACAAGTTTGCTATAGTCAACCGATTGAGGATTGATAGATCCGTCGGCATTAACAGCGTCCTTTTCTCCATTTACTGCTTCAGGACAAACAGAAGAAACTTCATGTGCTTTACAACCATCAACAGTTTTGTCCGGGTTGGCCTTGAAATTAAATCTGTATGTTGGTAATGCAACAATTCGATCTAAAGCGCCAGTCAAAGAAACAAAATTCTCTTTTAAACGATAATCCGATGTTGTTGCATATGATGTTGTAGAACCATCATGGCTAATTGCACCAACAAACGCGGCAGCAGCATTATAAAATGCAGCCAAATATCTACCTGCTGATCCAGAATGTTGAAGTGATAAACAAGTACCACCAGCCAAATCAGATGAAACTCCAATAGCATAAACAGAAGAATTTCCTAATGCATTTACGGTAAGTCTACCATCAGAGTGAAACGATGATTTAATTGCTCCTGCGCTGTTTTGCACTTCAAACAAGTTTGCTGATTGAGATGCAGCACCTTGAATGACAAGCCCTTTTGCACTTGCACTACTCAGAATGATCGAAGATGCTCCTGTCGTGTTTACCGTAAATGCAGCCCCACCAGAAGTGTTTTCCAAATATATAAGTGGAATACTCTGTGATACCCCAGCCGGTTGAACACGAAGCGCAGGTTGGTTGATAGCGGGTGCTTTAGCAGCAACTCCACCATATGCTTGAATAATACCGTTGAATCGTTTGTCACCAGAGAATATCTGAAACCCAGTGTCGATAATTCCAGCACTTTGTTGAGCTACGGGCAAATGTGCAGCTAAAATAGTACCATTAACCCAATTTGTTCCGTTATGTCGCAAATAATGTCCTGAAACTGGCGATGTAATAACAACGTCGGTAAGTCCATCAAGATTTGTTGCTCCAGACGCTGGTGCAGCAGAGTTTACCCACGCTGTTCCATTATACTTCAGAACTTGATCTGCACTTGGTGAGCTGATGGTTACATCAGACAAATCATCAATCGCAGACGGAATAGTTGGCTTGTTGCTGAGATCAGCATACGAGCCACTTGTTGCTACAGTTGCAAGAGTTGGTTTTCCAGTTAAGCTAGAGTATGTACCATCAAACAACGTCGGCTTGTTAGTAAGATCAGTATACGATCCACTGAACAAGGTTGGCTTGTTAGTAAGATCAGTATATGATCCACTGAATGAATTATCAGTGCCGTTTACCCAACCAAGTCCATCATACTTGAGAACTTGACCTGATGTTGGAGAAGTAATAGAAACGCCACTCAAATCTGCAATATTGGGCTCTGCTGCACCTTGAAGAGCAGCAACGTCAGCTTCAACCGCAGTAACACGAGTGTCGAGTGCTGAAACGTCTGATGCAACATCACCAATCTGTCCAGCAACGGTAGCTGCAAAATTTGCATCAGCACCAAGAGCATCACTAAGCTCTTTGAGTGTGTCCAAAGTTGCAGGTGCGCTGTTTACGAGATCAGATACCGCACCATCAACATATGCTTCAGTTGCATACCCAGACAAGCTAGGAATGTTTGGTTTATTAGTGAGATCGTTGTACGAACCACTTGTTGCTACTGTTGCAAGAGTTCCTGCATCAGCTTTTGCAGCAACGTCTGTTTGTAGAGTTGCAACATCACTCTTGAGTGTGTTGATGTCACTCGACAAGGTGTTCGACAAGTCTTGAATCTCAATCGAACCGTCTTTAATTTGTTTTCCAGAAACTTCTGTCTTTGACATGATAGTTATCCCTTAATTGACCTATAAGTTAAAATATTTATTAAACAAAGTAGTAAACAACAAGTTTCCACCCAGCATCAGGAGCAGTATTGAATGTAATAGTGCCACCTGCGATGGTATAATCGGCTTCAGCACCAGCCATCTGTAAGAGACCGTTCAAGAATACTTGCTCGGTGTTTGCTACAGAAGGTGTCTCTGAGAGCGTGAATACTGCGTTAGAGCCATTGACACTACCAGAGGGAATTTCTCTCTTTGGCGTTGGTATCGATGGTTTGTTGGTAAGATCACTATACGATCCACTAAACAAGGTTGGCTTATTAGTAAGGTCTGTGTACGACCCACTGAAGAGCGAGGGTTTGTTTGAAAGATCAGCATAGTCTCCACTGAACAAAGCACCAGTAGTATCGGTCAAATCTGACACATCAGCCGGAATACTTGGTGTATTGGTCAAATCTGTATACGACCCACTGAAGAGCGTTGGCTTGTTAGTGAGGTCATTATATGAACCACTGAACAATGTAGGCTTATCTGTGAGATCGTTATATGAAGTTACAGGTGCGGGTGCATTCTCAAGAGCAGTAACACGAGAACCGAGAGCACTATCGGCACTTGTTCTTGCATTAGTTTCTGCTTGAAGACCATCTTCGATAACACCAGCACGAATATCAAACGCAGCATCAGCAGCTTCGAGAGCAGTGATGTCACCTTCAGCAGTAGTCATTCTGTTGCCGATAGATGTGACTGATGTTTGAATTGAACCTACAGTTGTATCGAGAGCATCATCAGCAGCAATACGAGCAGCTTCTTCATCAGACAAATCTGATTGAAGAGATGAGATGCTACCTTGAACTGCACTAACAGTTGACTCAAGAGTTGCAACGTCACCTTCAACGGCAACAATGTCACCTTCAGCAGTTGTAAGTCGAGAGTTAATTCCAGATACATCACTTGTGAGTGTTGTAATATCACCCTGTGCAGTGAAAAGCTCACCCTCTGCGGTTGTAAGACGTGAATTGAATTGTGCAAGTGTGCTGGTAACATCAGCATTTACAACAACTCCATCAGTTATGTAATTGACAAGAATTACATCACCCGACTGTGGTGGAAGTGTAAATGTAAGAGTTGTACCATCTACAACATAGTCACTGTTAGCACCAGAGTTCAATAAAGCACCGTTCAAGAATACTTGCTCGGTACCAAGATTTGGCGTGTTCGCAAGTGTAAATGTGGTGTTTGAGCCGTTAAGTGTACCAGTTGGTTGCTCTCTATTAACGAGAGTTCCAGATGTTGCAGCTTCAAGGTCTGCTTTACGAACCGCATCGTTATCGTCGGTTGGTGCAGCAAGGTTTTTAATTTGATGGGAGCCAAAATCGAAATCTCCGGTTGCTACAACCGAACCATCTCTCTTAATGAGTTCTGACCCTTCTCTGAGTTTATCGAGTTCAATCGTGCCATTCGCAATTTGCTCATTTTGAATGGTGATGTTTTTAATTTGTTTATTACCACGAATCTGTGTTGACATGTTCGTTGTTCCGTTAAGTAAAATCTTTGTAATTTTCTATGGCAATAGCTTATGTCATATCTCCATCAAAATAGTGCGTTTGGAGATAGAGGGGTGGTGCCCCTTTCAGAGCACCACCTTTATATTAACTACTAGCTAAAGTTAAGCTTTCATGTAGCTAACACGAATACGATCTCCACTCACTGGTGCTACAGCGAACGTGATAGTTCCACCAGAGATAGAGTAATCGTTTCCAACCCCAGGCTCTTGCAAGAGACCATTCAAGTATACGTGCTCGCTGTTCATCACAGGAGTGTATGCAAGACTGAACTCAGCATTCGAACCGTTGATTGTTCCAGTTGGAGCTTCACGAGTTACAACATTTGATACATAAAGAACTGTAGACTCAAGAGCGGCAATATCTGCCTCTGCTGTGTCCATACGTCCTTCAAGTGCACCAATGTCTGACTCGGCAGTGTCCATACGACCTTCGAGAGCGTCAATGTCACCCTCAGCAGTTGTCATACGACCTTCTACAGCATCAACCTCACCCTGAAGTGCGGTATCAGCGGCAGCTCTAGCAACTTCTTCAGCATCAATTTCAGCTTGAAGTGCAGCGTCAGCAGCTATACGTGCAGTCTCTTCATCAGACAAATCTGATGCGAGCGAAGCATCGCCAGCAGCACGAGCAACTTCTTCTGCATCGATCTCAGCTTGAAGAGCAGCTTCAGCAGCCATAGCTCTTACTTCTTCTGCATCAACGTCAGCAGCACGATCAAGAACTTCTTGAGCGAGATCAGCTTCAACAGCGTCAACCTCACCTTGAAGTGCAGCATCGCCAGCTATACGTGCAGTCTCTTCGTCTGAAATATCGGACGAAAGAGCAGCCTCAGCAGCCATAGCACGAGACTCTTCTGCATCGATGTTACCTTGAAGGGTAATATCAGCAGCAGCACGAGCAGCTTCTTCAGCATCGATCTCGGACTGAAGGGCAGCTTCTGCACCCATAGCACGAGTCTCTTCTGCGTCGATGTTTCCTTGAAGGGTCACATCAGCAGCAGCACGAGCAACTTCTTCTGCGTCAATTTCGGCTTGAAGTGCAGCGTCAGCAGCAGCACGAGCTACCTCTTCGGCATCAACTTCAGCTTGAACTGCGCCGATCTGTCCGGCTACAGTAGTTGCAAAGTTTGCATCTCCAGCAAGAGCATCACTGAGTTCCTTGAGAGTATCAAGTACAGCAGGAGCACTGTTTACGAGAGCAGCAATCTCAGCATCGGTGTAGCTATTAGCACTTGCAAGTACAACAGCATCAGCAGCGATGTAATCAGCTTCTACAGCATCGATGTTGCCTTGAAGAACAAGGTCAGCAGCAGCACGAGCAGCTTCTTCAGCATCAACTTCAGCTTGTACACCAGCAACAGCACTGATACGAGCAGACTCTTCAGCAGCAATATCAGCAGCCAAGTCAGCTTCAGCAGCCATAGCACGAGTCTCTTCAGCATCTACGTCAGCAGCTCTGTCAAGAACTTCTTGTGCGAGATCAGCTTCAACAGCGTCAACCTCACCTTGAAGTGCAGACTCAGCAGCCATAGCACGAGACTCTTCAGCATCGATGTTACCTTGGAGAGTTACATCAGCCGCAGCTCTTGCAACTTCTTCAGCATCAACTTCTGCTTGAATAGCAGCTTCAGCAGCCATAGCACGAGTTTCCTCGGCGGTTACATCAGCAGCACGATCAAGTACTTCTTGTGCAAGATCAGCTTCAACAGCATCTACTTCAGCTTGAAGTGCAGCGTCAGCAGCAGCACGAGCTACCTCTTCAGCATCAACTTCAGCTTGGATAGCAGCCTCAGCAGCCATAGCACGAGTCTCTTCATCAGAGATGTCAGAAGCCAATCCAGCCTCAGCTCCAGTTGCACGAGCAACTTCAGCAGCAAGATCAGACTCAAGTGTGTTAATGTCGCCTTCAGCAGTGTCCATACGACCTTCAAGAGCAACAATGTCACCCTCTGCGGTTGTGAGACGAGAATCTAAAGCAGAATCTGCATTCTGGCGAGCAAGTGTCTCAGCAGCAAGACCATTCTCAAGGTCGGTTACACGACCATCAAGAACAACGTCAGCAGCTTCAAGAGCAGTGATGTCACCTTCAGCAGTTGTTAAACGAGAATCAAGTGCACCTTCAGCAGCTTCAGCACGAGCAGTTTCGTCAGCAAGATCAGATGCTACAGCATCGATGTTACCTTGAAGTGTTGTGTCAGCAGCAGCACGAGCAACTTCTTCAGCAGCGAGGTCTGATGCAAGCTCAGCCTCAGCAGCGCCAGCACGAGCAATTTCAGCAGCGAGACCAGACTCAAGAGAGTCAATGTCCCCTTCTGCCGACGACATACGAACTTCGAGAGAATCAATGTCTCCCTCAGCAGTTGTCATGCGTCCTTCGATTGCGTCAAGTCGTGGATCAAGGTCGTTTACAACCTGATCAGCAACCGCAGCAACCTCAGCATCAACGTATGCTTTATTAGCAGCATCGCCAGATGCAGTAGGTGTAGCTACGTTTACGACTTTGTTAGAACCAGCGTCAATGTTACCTGTGAATGCAACGGAACCGTCGCGGAGAATGAGTTCAGCGCCTTGCGCTAACTTACTAAGTTCAATCGCAGCATCAGCAGCAATCTCAACATTAGTAATCGACCCACCCTTAATTTGTGTATTACCACGAATTTTGGTTATAGCCATTTGTATATTCCTTAAAGAATTATGGTTTTAGAGTAAAGAATAATGAGTCGCAGTCAATCAGCTACATGACAGACAATAGGACTTTGTGAACGTCCTGAAAGAATAATGACTCAAGTGTATGTGAATGATGTAGTAAGAATAGTAAGTTACATGTTATTTATACACGGACACCCTGAGTTTCCACAATTATTTTTGGAAACATCAACTTTTTTTGGAAACCACAATCGTTTCTTGTGGTTATTGTTTCTACTTAGATAGAACCAAAGCTTCAAGAATTGCTAAACGCTCTTCAAGGTCTGCTATCTCTTGCTTCTGTCGTTTTACCACATCGATCAGTAACACAGAGAGTCTGCTATACGAAACGCTCTCTGCTCGTGGCTGAGCTCCCTCGTTTGGCATGTGAGTATCTGAATTGATGTCTTCTGGTGCATATTCAAAATTTACAAGACGTGGTTCTATCTCAGCAACTTCTTCTGCTATTAGACCAAACCAAGACCAATCACCACGACCAACTGTCGTTTCTGTGTTTGCTCTGTACCATACTGGTCTAAGGTCAAGTACCTTGTTTGAATATTCTGGTAAAATGGTCTCAACATTAGTCTTATATCTGAGAGATGATGAAAGCTTACATAACCAATTAACACCAACACCACTCGAAGCGCCCGTGATTCCCACGTCTACACCAGTCGCATCAACAACCATGCCGGAGATGTTTATGTCACCGAGGGTTGTCATATTAGAAATTGCAGTTATCACACCATTTTGAATTAAATCGCCAGAATCTGTGAATCGAGTTGTTTGTAAAGCACCTCCAGATGTGGGGTATCTCCACAACTGAAGTTCGTTTCCATACGAACTCGCTCCGTTCGCCATGTTGTATAGTGCCCAAAGGTAACAGGCAGAACCAGTCTTTGAGCTATTTTGAAGTTTAAGTGCACCGCCAATTTCGGCACTTACGGCACTAATTATTGAACTAGCAACCGTAACATCGCCTGCATAGTATGAAGTGCCGTTTACATGTAGGGTTGCGGTTGGTGATGACGTTCCAATGCCGACAGAATTTGCGGAAATACATAGTGAATTGCTTGCAGACTTGTATATTTGAACGTAGGTTGAAGCATTCGAACCCAAGGTAATGCCCGATGCTGCGTTGTTGTTGTCGTCTGCTATCTGCAAGCGTGACACAACAGAAGAAATGTCACCGACCACCAATCGACCAACACCCGAAGTGCCGTCGATGGAAAGTGCCGGTTGTCCATTCGCAACAAATCCCATCTTGTCTTCACCCTTTCGGTAGAGACCTGTGTTTGTGTCGCCAAAAAAGTATAATGATGGAGAAGAAACCGACCCACTAGGTAGCACATTCAACGTGGGTTTATTCAAAAGGTCGTTGTATGAGCCAGTAGTAGCAACAGTAGCAAGCGTTTGTGTGGTGTTTGTCCAACCAGTTCCTGTATATGATAATAAGTCTCCGGTTTGTGGCGTTGCTGATAAAGACACATCAGACAATTCTGTTAGTGATGTGATTGATGCATTTTGTTCAAGAGCGTCTATTCGAGTAGACAGAGTGTCATCAGAAGAAATGCGAGCAGATTCTTCTGCGTCGATAGCAGACGACAGTGTAGATTCTATAGCATCCAAATTTGCTTGAAGAGTGGTGTCGCCAGTTTGTCTGGCTGATGCTTCATTACTTACTTGCGTGTCTACATACGATTCGGTTGCATATCCAGACAAGCTAGGTATTGTTGGCTTATCGGTAAGATCGTTATACGAACCACTTGTTGCTACGGTAGAGAGACTAGAACTCACAGAATCAATATTGTTCTGTAACGTCACATCAGCGTCTATGCGAGCTTGTGTCTCAGCAGTCAATGATGCTGAAATAGCACCCTCTGCGTTTGTTGCTCGAACTGTCTCTGCTTCAATTTGATCTACGTTTGCTTGTTCTGCTGTTTGTGCACGAGAAACTTCAGCGGCAAGATCAGTTTCTACTGTCTGTATAGAGTTTGTTAGGTCAGTGATGTCAGATGATGTTTGATCAAAATTATCACTCACTGTTTGTGATAGGGTCGAGATGCTAGACGAGAGTTGACCAAGATTTGTGGCAACTGTTACAGCAAAGTCCTTATCATTACCCAGTGCGTCACGAAGCTCATTTAGAGTATCGAGAGCTGGCGTGGCATTGGACACCAAATTATTAATTCTACTGTCAACATATGACTGATCTGCTTTTGCTGCTATTGCAGACACCAATTCTGGATCTTGGTTTCCAGTTCCAGGGGTCAACAACTTTTGACCCAAGAAAACAACATATAGAGAAACCCGATTGTCATCACCTGGATTTGACAAGTCGATATTATTCAGTTTCAGTATCGACCGTCCATTCTCTGTTCGAACTGTGTAATCAACATTGGGTTCGAGTACAGCACGTTCACATACCACTTGAATAGAAGTTGCAGATGACACCAAGTGATTGAGGTAATACTCATCGATTGGTGGATTAGGAACAGGCAAAATCTGCTTCTCAAACAATCCATATGATATGTCGTTACCAATGTACTTGCCCATATTAGCTATTCTTTGCTTTGATTATAAAGTTGAGTAGTATGTGTGGTGTTGTAGTATCGCCGGTGTCGTCAGTGAATGTAGCAGAGCCGGTGTTGTTATTTGATGGTGTGCCAGAGGTCAGAGACGAATTACCATCTAATGCAGCATCATCACCAACAGAGCCACTGAATGTTGAAGGTCCGTGGGTATGTAGTCCACCTGAACTGCTCCCATTAAATTCTGCGATAGTGATTTTGTGTCTATGTGAGAGAGAATTGTCTTGTGCTGCAACACCATCGGTTGTGTTTGATGTTGAGTCGATCCAGAACCCATGATTATGTGTCATTGGATTTGTACCCGATGGGGTTAAATCTACGCCAGTTCCACTTGCCGGTAGGTTATAGTTCGATGTGCTAGTAAATGCGTAGTATGTGCTGTCGCTATATGCACCACGAAATATTCTCTGAATACTTGTATATGGAAATGTATGTGAGTGGGTGTGTGTATGATCAAGTGTTCTTGTCTGCATGGTAGACAATGGTTGAGCTTCACTTCCGTGTGAGTGTGAGTAGGTATGTTTGTGTGTGAGGGTTGCTGCAAGTTCGCTATTCAACTGAATTGGAGATTCTGTAAATAAAACTCCATCATTTCCATGCTTGTGTTTTAATGATGTTGTATGTTCACCAGAAAGTGTAGAAATTTGTAGTGTTGATGTTCCGGTTATTGAGTGTTTGTGTGCTGGTATCGAGTGTGTATGATTTCTAAGATCATGGGTATGTGGAGCACCCGTATGCTTATGTGTCAACAAACGACCTTCGACAGCAGACCCCTCATTTGCACCGAGTGTATCTGCGGTTGCTTTACCCACAACTGCACGTCTTCTGAGGTCGGGTAAGTTGAATTTTGTACCTGAGCCACCGAAGCTATACTGAATAGCATCGAACAAATCTTGATAGTCTGATACATTCAACTCAGAACCATCACAGACAAGCCAAACTCCATCTGCTGTATGTGGAGTAGTTCTGCTCGATGACATGATCGTTCCAACTGGAATCAACGAGCTTACTTTCTGTTGAAGTGCAATCACAGCATCTCGAAGTGCTGACACATCTACGCTGTCTACAGTACCCGTAACCGATATGTCACCAACAACATTTAATGATGGTTGAGCAGTTTGATTCGTTATGGTAACGATGCCAGTGATGTTCGTGTCGCCTGTGATGTTGGTTGCGCCAGTGATGTTTGTAGACCCTGTGATTGTTGCACCTTGAGCTACAGAGAGTGATGTGCCAACATTAGCTGCGCCAGACAAGTGAAGGTTTGAGAACTTCTTGGTTGTGCTGCCTAAAGATGTAGCATCTGTAACACCAGGTAATACTTCTGTAGAAGCAACTCGCAATAACTCTTGCGAATCGGTTGTTACCGTCAGTTCAGTTTTTGTGTGTACTTGTGTTGTGTTTTGGTTGGTGACGCCGATGATTGACTTGATTCCATCTGGATATGAAACTCTCAATCCATCATTCTGAGTTGCGTTCAATAAAATCTTCTGAGCAGTTACTGAAGAATCATGAATCTTTGGTGTTGTTACTGCGCCGTTGATTATGGTGCGAGTAGACACAGAAGCATCCGCAAGCTTCTCTTCAAGAACTGAACGATACTGTATCGTAACCGGCTCTTGACCTGGTGCAAAAATAGCACGTCTCAAGCCAGCCGTGAAGCCTAAGTGAAGAATACGAATTTTTGCTCCACTTACTGGTGCTTCATGAAATTCTATACTTTGGGTGTTGTCTTCGCCATCGATGAGCTTCCAGTCTCCGACGAATGTTGTCCCTGGTTCGTCTCCAGACAACTGAAGATCATCACTCTCCGCAACAACACCATCGACAGTAACCAATAGCGCACGTTCGGTTACAACACTCTGACTGACGCTGAATGTGGTGGTTGTTCCATCACCAGTGAATCGATCACATCTGAAATTTTTGAGATTGTTACTGAGCTGTTCAACACCAACCGAATATGGTGACGGAACAAAGTTATACGTAGCATCACCTTTATGAAGAACGTAGATGATGTCATCAATTTGTGGCGCTTGATCAATTACAATCTTCTTGTTGTATGATGGTGTGCCAAATTCGCCAGAAATTCTGTAGTCTGTCTTTGGATCAAGAATTTCCCACGCACCGTAGTATTGGCGATGTAGAGTGACTTGAGTATCACCCTCTTCGATCTCAAGACCAATATCTCTGTTTGTTGTGATCTGTATTGTGGTTCCGGTGTATGTTAGTGCCGAGACCAATAAAGTTCTTGTTACACCATTTGCAACAGTCTTGATGTAATCACCTTCGTAGTTAGCATTTTGTGGTTGAACGATGCTGAGTGCTGCTGCAAGTGAGCTGTCGTCGATAGTGATTGTGTTGCCTGAGATAGCAACCAGGTTGCTGTTTTCTATGAGTATGTCGGTTAAAAACTTTCTTCGAACAACGGTTACGTTAGACTCTTCACCACCAGGCACTTCTTGCGACAAATCAAAAGTTGTCTTTGTGCATAAGCCGTCTACAATGTCACCAGGAACAAGGTCGTCTCTGACATTTGATGCGAGCAGTAGTGGTGTTTTAGCGTTACCTATGTAAGCCATGTTTGGTGTTCCTAGCTATTAACATTTTCTACAAGAGAGACGATGACATCAACTTCTTCTCCTTCGGTTTCGCACATAACCTCTAATGAGTCGCCACTTTCGAGCACGATCTTTTGACCATCAATAATCTGAATAGAAGACCCCACAGGCACCGGAGCATTCTTAATCACGTGTGCTTTTGTGCCGTCAGCTTTCTTGACACGAACAGAAACTTGAACTCCACTATCACTGACACATGCAATATCACACTCAATCACATACGATGCAAAACTCGCTACAGTATTTGGCGTCGTGTAGACAACCGTGAAGCCGTCATTGACAAGCTCTTTGGTGCCATCCTCAAGAACTATCACCACTTTGCCGACATTTGGCTTAATTGCATTTTTGAACTGTCCAGCTAAACTCATATCATTACCTTCATTAGCTCATGCCTATAGACTTTACGAGAATATGTCTCAACCTAGCTTGTGTGCTCAAATAAACGAAATTGACAACATCGACCAAATTCAAGAACTCTCGACTTGGATGTGCATCATCCTTAACCTCTAATAATGTGATGTCACCCTGATCTCTGTGTATGAGGTTGGTGACTTGACGCCAAATATCGAAGCTATGGGCTATGTCAACATAATGTGGCTTTGTCAAGTTATCTGCCATTTTTCAAAATATCCAAAATTTGACCTATACCCTCTTTAAGACCAGCTACTTCTTTCTCAAGAGTATTTAGCCTTGCTTCTTTTTGTTTCTCTTCAAGATGTTTTCTCTTCAAGAACTCTTTGGTTTTTCTGTGCTGTTCGTATGCTATGTCGTTCACGTTGATGATAGCGTTCGTATCGGTATCTCGATACATGTGCTCTTCGGTGTCAACTCTAAGATACTTATCTTTCATACTATTCCTCCAGAGCCAAGATTCTCAAGTTTCGAATCTTTGGATACATCGCTGCATCAGCACCACGCAACACAACCTTAACCTGAAGTGTTACAAACGGTTGCAGATTCAATGCGTTAGCTTCATACGAACTAAACGACTTGTGGTTAGCATTGTTCGGTGGCGTAGCAAACGTCAATATGCTGTTATTCTCTACGCTGTACTCAAGCTTTGTCCACGGCTTCTCGAAGATGTCTATGTTCTCATCCCTCGAAAGTGTCTTGTAGTACAGATCGATTTCAGCACCTGGTGGTCTGCAACCATCGAAGAGCACCTTCATCGTGTTTGCTGGATTAGCAAGCACCATCTCACGAGAAATGTACTTCGATGCTGATGATGTCATCGCTATACCAATATCGTGAATGAACTGGTTGAGCTGTGTGAGTCTCAGAGTTGAACCAACCATACCAAACTCGAAACCAGCAGCAACATCGTTTGGTAACGAGTGATCAACCTCAATCTCACAGAGCTTAGGTGCACCAAGCTGTGGATCAATATCGGTTGTGTTTGGTGTGTATGCTTTGTTCGTCACCAACACTTGATGGAAATCTCTTGCAGCATCTCGTGTACCAGAGAGTGATACGTATTTTCCAACTTCAAGCTGTGATAGTCTCTCAGCTATGAGTCTATCTGCGGTCTTGATCTTCAAACGTGCTGGATTGTACGTGAGGTAATCTACCTTCTGATCAATCTCACTAGCACCCTCAGTCACATTAAACGGCGAGTCAATCGTCAACTGAGTATCGCTTGCAATATCAACAATGGTTCGTGTCTCACTGTTGGTTGGGTTCTTCACCTTATCACCAACTTTCAACTCGACAGTGAACAGACTTCCAACTCCGGTGATAGTCTTCTTGTTGAGAATGAATGAGCTTCCGGTTATCTGGTTGTCGGTGTCTGAGAAGAATATCTTTCCAGAAATCGTATTTTGATCGAGCAACACACTCGGTAAACATACGAACGTATCGAACACCTCATTGTTGATGTTTCTCTCAAACCCAACACCTTCTGGCTTATTGAGTCGAACTGTCTTGAGTGCAACACCCAATCGCTCTGCATCAATAACTGGCGAGATGTTTGGATTCTTACTCGACAGTGTAGCAATAATCTTGAGAGATTTCTTCGCCCATTCTGTTTGTTCTGGGTTTGTAATCTTCTGTTCATTTCGAGCTGAACATACCTGAAGAGATTGATCCATAGGAACACTTGCGTTCAATGATAATGGAATATTTTCCACTAACTGATAAGGTGTGCTTTCTGAATCATCTGGCGCAGCAGATGTTACCGATGAAAGTCTCCATGTTACAGATGTATCTGCAACTTCGAGTGGACTTGTCAACACCATGATCTCTTCAAAACGAATGTTCTTAGATGCAAGAACATTTGCACCACCAAAATTACCAGTCACCGCAGCTTCATTACCTGGTCCAAGGTCGATGATATAGCTATCAAGCGCCGCAGATATAATAGTGTGGTCTTTGTTGATGATTTGTTGTGGCATGATTCCATTCAAGTAGCCATCAAGACCAGTGAATGATACGAAACTGCCTTCAGTGAATCCATGATTTGTGTGGTTCACTCGAACAAGAGACGAACCTTTTCGAGACTCAAATGGACTCAACTCAAGCTGAGTATAGTCTAAGTCTTCATTCACAAACACAATATCAGCAGACCTATCGGTGTTGAATTTTGCTTTGTGAATCTTGTACTTCAAGTCGGCAACAGGATCTCCAACCCAACTGATACCGTTCTGTGACTTGAATAATTGTCCATCAGATTGTGGTATCGAAGTGATGAGTGTGTTTGTACCCAAGATGAAGTTCAAATCATCTTCACCTGGCTCAAGAACAGTCTGTCTATGTACAGGTGTAGCAAGCTCTTGATGCTCATTTGCTTTACCAGTTTGAGCAAAGTATGCTTGATATGTACCTTCAAGAACAGAAATATCTCCACCCGCTTGAGCTGGTGGCACACTGTTAGTCAACAACACGAAGCAATAGTTCTTGTTGTTACCCTCTAAGTAGATTGGGTAATCAAAAACAAATCGTGTAGGAATCATGTACGAATGTGCATTCTTGATGTCTTCGTTTGTGCCGAAAGAGTAGTCTACAGGTTTGCCATCTTCGATGGTGGTATATGACAAACCTTTCTCGTATGCATATGATGTTACGGTGTAGATACTATTCGTTGTTGCGGTCTCTTTTTTGTTCCATGGACCCTTGTTGAATCCAATTCGAGCTGTTTCTGACGTTGCACCAATAACGGTAACTGTCTGAGTCTTCAAGTCAACCTTGTTGATCACAACTTCGTTCGCATCAATACTCTTCTCATATAAGAGAGTTGAGCTTGGCGTTCCACCATCAGCGAGTGGACGAATCTGAAGACGAATTGGAAGCACAGGGTCTTTCGAGTAGAAGAACACATCGATAGCAGTCAAGAATATGCCGTCTTTGTCTGATACCGTGAAGCTCTGAGCAATCGGATCTGCTGGACAAACCTGACCCCATTCTTCAAATACCTGCTTGAGTGTGATTGGTGTTCTTTCGCCAGATACAGCTTGTTGATCAACTCTGAATTGACGAATCGACTTAATCTCAGCTTGCTTAGTATCAACCCAACCATTTGCCGAGTAGCCAGCTTCAGCACGTGACACACTAGGTAAACTTTCATTTCTCTGTGAGTTTGTGAGTCTGAATGCTTTATCACCTGTTCTGAACTTAGGGTTTCCGTCTACGTTCGGGTCAGGTATGCAGAAACGACCCTTGATCTTTCCAGATTCATTACACTGAAGGGTGACGCTTCTTGTCTTAGCATCTTTACCAATCTCTTGCTTCTTGACGACAAGAGATACAGTTTCCATATCGATTGGAGGCATCATCAGAGTCGAGTGGAAATTGAACTTCAACTTCGTCGTAGAGTCTGGTGTGTAGCTAAGAGAGATGATCTTCTTGTTCAGAATGTTTCTGTCAAGATTTGATGCACCCGATATGTCTACAAACTTGCCGATGAACTTCGTTTGAAGTGCTTCGAGCTTGTCTGCACATCGTGTCTTTGCTGTGATGTCGCCGTTTACCGCAGCCTTCATAGTAGCGGTTGCATTATCTTGTATCGAAACGATCTCTTTCTCAACACCATTAGGGAAGACAACAACAGAACCTGGAATAAGCTCCGTCTTGAAGAGTGTGCCGATGTTGATTTGTTTACCAACAAACACCTGAGTTGCTGTGGTGTATGTGATACGCACAACATCACTATCGCCTGGAGCAACGGTGAGTGTTACGTAAATTGACTCCGGTGTGAAATCAAATTGAGAATCTGATACTACAAGACCATTCACTTTTACTGTTGGTCTGGTACCTCTTAGTATGGTGTGTTTAGTTTTGTATGTCTTCTTTGTGGCGTCGGTGGTATCACGAACTGCGATTTCATCGACGATTGTGTAGTTTGACCCTGCATATGCGTAGTCAACACGAATTTCATATTGATTGTTTGGAGCACCGCCAGGGAAATAGAGACTGACTGGCGACTTGTTATTGACGAATCGAATAACATTCGTATTTTCTGTTATGGTATATAGAGTAGAACTGATCTCTTGTGGAATGTTATTCGTCTTGTCATATAGGTACACAACCAACGGCTGGTAATTGGAACCAGTGCCCGGAATTGGCGTGTGTGCAAGAGTATAGATAGAATCAACTCGTGGATCACCAGAGCAGACCTCTTTTTTAACAACAATCGTCTTGTTGTTTGTAATTGTGATTTGGTCTTGAACTGTGTTGAATGTGTCTGTGCCAGTGTTGTTGAAGTATACAATCTTCTTGTCCGCAGAAACGTCAGTTACAACACCCTGACCAGCAAGACCAGTAAGCAAGTCACCTTCAGTTATAGAGTAATTAGACAAGTCTCCGCTTACAACTTCTATGCTTGAGTATGAACCCTTGAGGGTTGTGCCTTCGGTTGTCACTTCACCTGTGAGAAGTGCGAAGTCGAGCTTGTTGTTTACGTCTGCTATTTCTGCATAAGACAATCCAGCTACAGCGAGAACCGTCGAATCATCTGATGTTGAGATAGAAGTTGCATCAAACTTAAACTTACCCGAACCAGAGAAGATGGTATTGTCTGCATTTTCTCTAACTTCTCCAAACCCAGGATCTGGATAACAGTAGTTAGTTACATCAACACCATCGAAGTAAGCATAGAGCTTAGTGTTTGGGAAAAACCCTCGACCTTCATACTGAATCTCATTTGAGCGAATGAACTGTGCTGCTGCGATGTCTACAACTCGCTCTTGACTTGTAACAGGATCACTAAAGCCAAGATCAACAAGTGTGTTCTTGACACCAGTTCGGTATTCGAAACCAGTAGTACCACGAACTACATTGTATCCCTTTCGCACCTTAGCATTACCGGCAGAGAGCTTCACGTACTGACCAGCACCAGGATATCCATCAGGAATCTTAGCCCAGCCACCCTTCTCTTTAAGCTCTTTCTTGGTATACTGATGTGACACCCAAGTTTCTACGTTATTTCCGTTTGCATCTCTCTTCCAAGTTCTCTTGAGGTATGTGCCATCTTTTACTGGCCAGTGAAGAGATGCTTCGATGAACTCAAGCTTGCCGTTCTCAACTGGGTCTTCTTGAAATGTTCCAGTCCACTGTTGTTCAGTAAGACCCCAATCAATTCGTGATGAGTTGCCGTTGAAGTTTCGTAATGCAGTCTCATATGCGGTGCTATCTTGCACAATCAAAGGATCTGCAACCTTTGTTTCACGCCACGTATCGGTCCATGGAGTGATCTTCAAACTTCCAACGAAACTCTGTACAGCATATGGATTTACGTTGATCACTCGACTACAGAGAGGTTGCTCTATGAAAGTCACATGGTCATATTTCAATGTGTATAGAGAGGTCTTCTTGTTTGGTGTATCTTTGTTTGATGATGTGTAGTTTCTAGCTTCTCGCTCGTCGTTTTGAAGCTGAAGTGTGCTTTGGGTGGTTGAACCTTGAAGCATCAACACAGCTTCCATCATAGAAACGTGTGAGTTTTCTACACTAGGCTTCAACTCACTCATGCGAGTGTCGAATGCTGCTGTGAAATCTGGATGACTAATAGAAGCAACCGATGGATTTTCAAACGTATCTGTCATGAAGCCATGCTTGAACTTGTCTTGACCGAGCGCATCTTTGATGACAAGTTCTTTGGTGTCTTTTTCTAAGAATGACAGAGAGGTAACATTTTCTAGGTTCTTGATTCGCTTCTCAAGCTTGCCGATGTCTCGCATCGTATATCGCTTGTTGTCAATCATCTCAAGAGTACATGAACGTGCTGTACTTGTGTACGGTTCAATGTTCACCTTGTAAAGAGTCATGCCATCGTCAGCTTCAGATGGAGTTGAAGCATTCAGACCTGGTGTACCTTCTTTGATGAGAATGTCGCCATCTTTCGATAGGTATAGTCTGTCTTTTCTGCCTTCATATACATGGTAGGTGCAAGTGACACTACCGAGTGGAATCTCTTTGTAGAACTCGAAGTTCTTTTGTCCCAGAATCTCAGATACACTTGTATCATTTACTCTTGGTCTGAAGTCTAAGCACTCTTTAAGATCGAACACCACGCCGTTCGGTGACGTGTATTCTGGAATATCGTCGTATGAAACGCCAGAGCCTGTGTATGAATCGACAGAGAAGTAGTTAGAGAGAGCACCAGTTCCGGTGTGGTTGAAATAATCAAACTCTACTCGAACTTGCCCTTGTGGTATTGGGAATCCAGGGCGAAGAGTAACTTTTGCAATTCCGTAGTAGTGATCTGTTTGTCCATTATCGAACAAGTAAGCGCCGGTGATGTCTTTGTGTACGACACCATCTTCGGTGAAACTTGGACCTTCAAAGTACTTGTTTGTTGGTGTTGCAGAATACTTACCACCATCATCAGCACATACAATACGAGTGATACGAAGTGCATCAGCTTTACCTAAAGATATTTCGGTGACAGCATCGGTGTCGATAACAACTGCTGGTCCTGAGTAAATGTCATTTTCAAAAGTTCCTTTTACTAGAGACTTCGAAGCTTCTCGTGCAGCAGAAGATGACTTGATTACAGGAACACAGATAGCAAACTTTCTCGTCTCTGCATCTGGGTTTGTTTGAAAAGTGACGTTTGATCCACCATCTTCATCAGCATTTGTGTTTACGACAACACGTGCTGTGAATGTTTCTGGTCTATCTGGGTCCATCTCACCGATAGCATCTTCAGGAGTTGTGTCTGGACCAAAGAGCTGAAACCAATATCCGGTATCGAGATCGACGAGATAGTATAAGTTTGAAAATGATGGAAAGTACTCATTCTCTCTTGCTGAGATGATTATGTTACCCCCGTTAGCTGATCTCACTTCAAAATGCCGACTCTCATATGTGGTTGCTATGATGCTACTGTCTGGGTTGTTCTTAGTACCACCACGAATGGTTCTGATATAAGAATGAGGAAGCTTATAGAGAAGACCTGCATTAGCATCGCTCGATGTTTCACGAACAGCTTCTGCGGTGAGGTAAATCATCTTCGCACCATTTGTCCAAGGTGCGTTTACAAGAACCTCTTGACCGTTTATTACTTGCTTCTCAAGTGGATCTGGATCAAGATTCAACTCATTATCATTTGCTGGTGTTGAGTGTACTTGATAGATTTTAGCTGTATCGCCAGTACCAATCTTGACCCAATCACCCTTTTCTAAGAACTGACCTGTGCTGCTCTTCCAAGAAGTGCCGACACCTCGCACCTTTCTCGCAACCTTTAATCTGCTCACTGAAGATTCTGTGATGGTTGTGTCGAGACGAACTTCTAATCGTCTCTTGTTGAGATATGTGTAGTCAACTTTGATTGTTGTTCCGGTTGCGAATGCTTCTGCGAATGTTATCTCTTTGTTGTTGACTACGTAGTTGTAGTACTTATAGTTCACTGCAAGCGAGCTGCCAGAAGCAGGTGGCATTGAAAGAAGAATGTTCTTTCCATTTGCAGAGTAAATGTTTGTGAGATACTTGGCACGAATGATTTGTCCTGATGCTGGTGCTTTACTGACACCATTGACAACTTTGAATGTTATCTTTGATCCAGATACGGTATAGTCATCTGGACTAACTGTCGTGAATGTAACACCATTATCTGTAGATTTGGTTAAAATTACAGCCGAGTTGATAGCAGTATTTGATATGGTGAACGCACGATTGACGCCATTTACATCACCCACCAAAGTCTCATCAGAAATCTCTACTGTGACTCGATCAGTTTGAATTTCGATTGGTGTATTATCTAATGTGAAAGTTGAGTTGGTGCCGTTAATTGTGCCTGATGGCGTCTCTGCACTGACAGATACTATCGATGCAAGAGGGGTTGTCGATGCATCAACAAAAATTTTGAATAGGTTGTCTATGACTGGCACATTCTCTAAAGTAATAGCAACTTGATTTGCCACTGTTGTGAATGTTTCGCTGTCAGATGTTGCAGTGATGTCGCTTGCAGTATCGATCTTTCTCAAATCAGTGACTATAGCTGAGAGAAGACCACTGTTGACCTTGATGCATGTGCCGATAGAGAGTGCGTTAAAAGCATCTTCTCGTGCTGCTATTGTGGAAAAGTCAAGATTAAGACCCTTTCTATCGTCCAATATTGAAATTATAGCATCAGACGATGTTAATGAGTATGGATTTGCTATTGCTTCAATCGTACCCTCAAACTTGAGTGATGGGTACTTCTCAACATCTTTCAGTAAAAGGTTTGCTAAGAAAGTCTTACCCTCAGATGACTTTGAAGCAGAAGAGATAGACTTTATGTCAGAGTACTCATACCCTTCAGCAAGAGTCATATCAAAAAATGCTAATTGGTATACAGCATTCTTAGAGCCATGAAAGCCACTCTGAAGTCCTATGGTAGAGATTCGTGCTGTACCAATCTTGGTGTCATCAGATGGAATTGCTGGTCGGTTCACACTCAAGTCTAATATCTTTGAGTGAAGCTCAACATCATCGTATGCCCATGTTGATGTGTTTAACTCTGGCGCTCCGAAAACATTCGTGATGAGAATGTAGTTTCCAATTGGAGTCTCAATCTTTCTCGAAGGTTGAATGTCAGATGTTCTAGCTTTCTTAACACCAATCTTTGATGCACCAACTCGTGTTACTGGATATCCATATACGTATGCCTTACCCGGCTCAACCTGAACACCAATCATCGAATCGCAAAGATTCTTGAATGAGGTTGCATCAGTCACATCATCATAGCTCGTACCAGGGTAGTAGCGATTGTTGTGCAATACTGTCTGTGGAGGATTAAGCTTAAACACATCTAATGCAACTTTAGCTGCATTCTCACGTGCGATGTCTTCATTGATTGCATCTTCTTCAGACCAACCAAAAGAGAGGTCGTTCAGTTCAGAAAAAATACCTCTGTTACCGTTGTCGTTGTCTAAGAACTCTCTCGCTTCTGCGATGAATGGTGTAATGGTATAGTTGCCCGACTCTTCATAGGTACGTCGAGCATCAGCATCACTTGTGAGACCAAGAGACTCTTTGCTTATGAGTGGTGCATCAGTAACAGCACCATTCTGAAGAACAAGAAGCTTGATGAAGTTCTGTTCGATGGTGTTGTTTGGTCGTTTTACAAGAGTACCTTCAATACGCAATCTGTCTGCACCAATTCCACCATAGTTTGGTGTGCCGGTTGCGTTGTCATACAGTGACGGATCGTTTGAATGGTTGACAATGCTCTCAACCATCTTTATGCCAACCTCACATGTGACGTAAGTATTCCATGCAGAGTCATCAGTCTTATTGTCTGGCTCTAAGAAAAGAGTTTGCTCATCAACAAGCACAAAGTACTCATTGAAGTAGTAGATGCTCTTCGGTATCTTGATTTTGCAGATTCGACCAACAGCGTACTGTGAGTTCTCGATAGTGACTGAGATTGTACTGTCGATGTCGGTTTGGGTTTTGATGGTTTGGTTCTTACCAAAATTGTTTCTACCAGTTGTCTTCGATGCTTCGGTCAAATCGATGAATAGACGAACTGTATTGTCGCCCGAAGTAGAGAGACTGTATCCAGAAACGATACCCTTTACGCCAAACTCGCTTTCGACTGTCTTGTTGAGCCAGTACATGTCGAGCTGACTTGTTGTTGCGGTAAGGCTTTCTTCTGTTCTAGGTACTTTAGCAAAAACAGTTGTGTTGAAGAAACGAACACCTAGTGTGTTTTCTGGGTGTACAATATCACCTTGCTTGAATCCACCAAGACGTGAAATCTGATTCTGTAATATGCTTTGAAGCTGGTTCAACTCACGAGTTTGAACTGCTCGACCTGGACGAAAGAGAATCTTGTAAAACTTTTTGTTCTCGTTGAAATCGTCGAAGTATGGTGGTGTGCTCAGATCTATTTTTGTCATAGTATAATACTATTTATGCTAAAATTCGATGATTGTTTTGATGTCTTCGATCTGATCGATAGACCTCAACACAGGTCGTCTGTTCTCAATATAGAGAATGTCACCATGAAATTTCAGTAGCTCTACGTTCGTTACTGCTGGTACAGAAGGAGTGGAAGGAGTGGAGAATGCATCACCCTTCACTTCATTTGTGCCAGATGAGTATACAAAACTCTGACCTTCTTCGATTGTAGAGTAGCCCGTTTGTTCTGTTTGTAACAGATAGAGCGTACCTGATATTAAATCACCAATAGTCTCATTCTTAGTAAACTGAACAACTTTTGCTTTGCCGATCAGTTGTGTGACATCGCTAGTAGACCGTATCTCTACAATGTCATCTGGCTGAAAGCCGAGACCACTTGGTCCAAGCTTAGATTCAGTCTCAAAACGAACATTGACGATAGTAGTAGCATTGAGTGTTTCATCAGTTGCTAATTCTATGACATCTTCATCGTTTGCATTCTTAGTCTTCTTCATTACATCTCGAATGATTCCGATCTGGCGATAATCGTTCGCCACTGGGAAATCACCATCACCTTCATCATATTTCAGTTGTGTACTTACCATCACAAAAAATGCACCCAAATCGGATTCTGGATCTTTTCCTAATCCTAATCGTGGTGACAACACTGGTCTCAAAGTTGGTAAATTGCCTGTGAATGTAGCAGGTCGGTTTACACTCATGGTGATTGATGTTGCGTTCTGGCCAGCTTCGAGAACTTCTACACCAGTTATATTTCCACCAGCATCAAGAACTGGCTTAACTGATACTGCTTCTCCATTTGTCTGAACCACAACCAATGGAATGATCTCACAGTCATATGATGTGTTGAGTTCCAGTTCACTTGCTGCTGTGGCGAGTGTCAACTCTTGATCTGGAATTGTTGCATAACCAGTGATTGTATGGCGCGAAATGATTGCATCATTGTTTTGCTTATCGACGATAAGAAGCTCATAGCCCTTGTATGCATCAACTACTGTTGATGGTGTCGGGTTTCCGTCGCCGTTTGGTATTACAAGTTTCTTACCTTCGGCATCAAGTACAGAACGTCTGACTTTGCCTGCATATGTGTGAGTGAATACGCCAGGGGTTTGTTCTGCTGCTGTGACTGCTACACGAAGAAGCTCACCTGGTATTGCATTAGCTTGAACATCTTCTTGTGGCACACCCAAGCTCGACCCTTCAGGAAGAGTCTTGACTGGTATCCAGCTATCGGTCAAAAATTTTACAGCTTCATTTGCACTGAGAGTGGTGATGTATTGCCATACGTAGCCGTCGCTTCTCTCCAAGCGGCCGGTGATGCCTGAGTTTTCGCCATTTATTTCTGACCGAAATGGCTCAACTGTGCTTGCGGAATTGTTATTGTTATCGACGCAGATGAACAACTCCATGAGACTGTTCAATGCATAGAAGTTCCCAGCTCTCGCTGTGGGATCTTGTCGAATTGCATTGATGCGATCTATCGTAGGCTGACGATACAAATCTGCATCAGCATCATCAAATGTGGCAAAAATTGTGCCTGATCGCCAATCGCTTCTTGGTATGACCAGCGAAACATCACCACGAGTGATCTTCTTCAGTCCCAACATTTCATCCCAAGCAACCTTATCTGCCGATTGTGTATCAACTGGAACTGGAGGATTTAATTCGGTTGTGTCGTTTGTGTTGGTAGGATACACTGTAGTGTCCCACCCGAAAGGCTTACCGACAAAGAGGTAGTGGTTTCTATTTGGAACTCTAGCAATAACTGAGTTGATGAGTTGTTGACCTGCGCTGTTTGTGAGTGCTGAGACTTCGTTAAGGTCTGTGAAGTTCTTAGGAACCTCAAAGCTTTCTATGAAACTCTTTGCGTTTTTAAGTCTGAATTTGTTCTTGATGATCGCTGTCATGGCAAAACTCTATCCTATAGAATTATTTATATCTTACACTTGAGAGACTTTATGATTACCAAAAGTTTCAATAGACCCAAGAGAGTTCAACTTCACAGTGACATCTCCATTCTCCGACACAACAAGCCCTGTCGTACTCACCACAGAGTCAGGTAACATATTTATTCGTCTATTTGGAGTGATTTCTATCCATTTGCCTTCACCCACGTACATTTCCACTATATTGTATGTGGAATTGTGAATCAGTGTGCATCTCGGTGGTGTGTAGTATGGCTTATCTTTGTCTTGAATTGATTGAAGATTCTTCTTTTCCTCTTGAGATATACCTTCTATGGTGATTGGTATCATATGCATAAACTTACTGATGGGAGTGTTTGCGAATTGTGTCGTAGTGTTTGTTCTGTCTCCCCAGTAGAACGAGTTTCCTTCGCCGTTGACTTCAAGAGATGCATTGTACCTCTCATTTGGCTTGTAGTTGAATCGCTCTCTAAAGATAGAACGATTTGCAGGACCAAGTGGATATGCACTTCGCTCATTATTGGTTTGATGTATGAACGTAATCTCAGTCTTAGCTTTTGTGGTAGCAGGTAGCGGTGGGGTTTTTCCACTTTGTGTCGGGTGTGGAAACTGCTTAAACTCTCGTCGCACATGAGTATGGCCAGATGCACTGGCATTTTTGGATGTGGCATCAATTCTGTTCTGTTGCCTGAATTGACCAAAATATTTGAAGCCGAGTGGGTGAACCATACGCTTCATCGAGTCTTCGTATTCCCCGAGCGTGTGGTTCGTTATAACGACATATGAGTACTGCTGGTAGTACTCACCATCTTGAATTCGCTTCGATGAGCTTAGGTGTCCATCTTCTGATGCGTAGAAACCTGGGTATGAGCCTACAGCATTTGAAGTCAGTACAATCTCTGCACCTGAGCCTGTGAATCCATTTTTTGTAACACACGACTGCTCGTTTAGCTCAAGATTGAAGGTTCGTGTTAAAGCATCGGTGTACGTTGTGTACTGAAGTCCAAAGTTGATGATTTCTAAGTTGTCAATCTCTCCAGTCTCATCTTGAATTACATACTCAAACTCGACCCTCACCCTACCCTTTGGAAGTGGATATGAAAAATCGAACACCAAGAGAACATTACCAGAACTGTCTTCGCTTATGTTGTAATAGTTCGCAACATTGATGAACTGAATGTTGTCGTCTGATGCTTGTTGTGTGAAATCGTCAAGGTCTGCTTGATACAGTCCACCATCATCGGCACAGATGACACTCTTGATAGAGTTGAGGGTTACGTTACCCAAGTTGATCACTTTGACTGCATCAGAATTGCCAGCTTCGGTGACTACAACTTCAGTTTCAATTCTTCTTGTTGGCTTGATTGCTGTGACTTTTATTCTACCACCTCGGCCTGTGGTGTTCAAAATATCGAACGTGTCGCCAACTCTATATCCGAGTCCAGTCTTCAACTCCAAGTTGCTATCACGAGCAATCTGATAGGTTGTTGGTATTGGACTGATTCTAGCCATCACGGAGCCATCTTCCGCCGAGATTAACTCATTTGGTCTGAAGCGTCCACTTATGCTCGATGTGTTCAGTACCAACTCATAAGCTTTATAGCCACCAACGTAAATCTTTCTGACCTCATCGACAAATGCGGTGATGCCGTTGTCTTTGCCGATGATCTTCACGTCATTCAAATTGAACACATTACCAGTCACAGGAAACACACGCATCACTTGACGCTTCACCCACTTTCCATCAGATGTTTTCAGAATGTCTTTCGATGGGTAGTAGAAGTCTACACTCGTATTGAACAGCATTCTAAAGAACAGTCGATATGACTTCTCTGTACCTTTTGCTCTATAGAACTGTCGAATGTACTTGAGTAAAACTTTCTTGTTCGTAAGCACAGTTCTGGGAATATTCACCAAGAACTCTTTGTAGAACTGCTCTGCAAACTCTGGCTTTGCTAGGTCAATATCTTGCTGCTCTTTGATCTTTCGAACTTTTTCGCCGATGTTGTTGTCGGTGTCTAACCAGCGATAGTATGACTCAAGAAATGCTACAAATCGAGGATGATCTTCACGAACAAACTGTGGCACTTGAGATGCTACGAATATGTTTGTGCCTGGTTGATCAACTGTTTCTGAAATCAGTGCTCTGCCAAATCTCTCTTCTGTCTGAATAGAAATCGTATTAGGATACACATTCACGTAGGTTTCGCTACCTAGTTCATTCAGTGATGTGATTCCTTCTACGTAGAGAGCTGTCATTGTGATCTTCTATTACGACAAACGTATTGAGTTGAGGTCAATAACATTCACATTTATATCAGCATCATCAAGTAGCAAAATCTGATTCTTGTATGCGATAATGTCGTTATACTTCGGCAGAATATGAATATCGATGTAGCTTCTGCTGTTTGGTATGCTGTCTACAATCAACTTCTCGATGTATATTTTTCCTTTCAGGTAATCAACTCGACCCACAGTCTTCAGTGGTGCGCCGTTCTTAACATTACCTGCTGGATATACACCAAGCTCTCCAGAACCATTGTCGGCGACCACCACCAATTTACCAACATAGTAAAATGGAGAACTGAGAACAGCTTTCACACCATTTGCTTTGTCACCTTTCGCAATCTCATTGTTGAGAGTGATCTCTTGTGAGAAGATGGTTGATGGTGGTGGTGTGATTTGATACTTCATTGTGATTGTGGTGATGTTGCTTTCAATCGATGGATCAGCAGAGTCAATATCACTCACAAACTTTGAATGACGAAAATCAGAATCGAACCCTATGATGTTTGCGCTTCTGAATTGTTTGATCTTATTGACTACCAAATTTTTGATTGTGTCTTTGGTGTTTGTTGTCTTGTTCGCAAAGTAGTTCACGGTTGATGTCACAACCAACCCAACATAGTCAGGCTCAACAATCTCAACTTGAACCGAGATTATATTTTTTGGTCGTATGAAGTTTTCGATGATCTTTTGCTTCTCTATGGTATTGAGTGCCATAGCTGCATATGGCTTCACAGCACAGAATACTTTTCCGTACTGAGGTGGATCTTCCTCTTCACCACCCCATACACGAAGGTACTGAATCTTCGGATCTATCACCGACATATCTTTCTTTAACAGAGTCTCATAATCACTCTTAGTTACCGCACGACTTTGAGCATCATACATCTTTGGTGCACTGAACTTGATCGACTCAATCGACTCTTTCTCTGCATAGTCTTTTGCGGGAATGGTGCAAGTTATTTTTGAGATTGCAACAATGTCTACCGACCACCCGACAACTGGGTAGAATGTTGAAGCGCCACCAGCAACACTGTTTGTTGGCACAACATATTCAATTTCAATCACGTTTCCATCTTGAAGCTTTTTACCTAAGATACCATCTCCAAATATCAACTCATACTTCTCACCAGGGACTTCTTCTAAAAAGTATATTGCATCTTCGCCCGTAAGCTCATTCAAGTCTTGAAATTGGGTGTATGGCATTTTTGTTGTTGATGTTGCAGAGTCACGAACAATCACAGATAATGTAGAAATATCAACATTCTCGTTTGGTATGATGAATCGTTGATTTTTACCAGGTGAGCTATCATACGTCCACTTGTAGGTAAGACGTTTTCCTTCGATGAGTTGAACGCCTTTTGCCAAATACTTTCTGTTACCTATTGGCTGAGCATACACTTCGGTCTTTGGCGTAAAAATATATCGAACTGTATCAATCACTGTATAGAGAGCGTTTGTTTTTTCAATCAAGAATCCTGCTTTTGGTTCTGGTGTTTTGATACCAGGTCGTGAGAAATCAAATTCAATGTCTACTGTAGCCGAGAGTGCTCGACGTGACGATGGCACATACCCAAGATGTTTTGAACGTGAGATGACACTCTCACGCAAAGCTGCACTATCAAGAAACATCTCACTCGCTACCATGTTAAGGTAGAAGCCGTTATATGCAGTGTTGTATGCAAGCAGATCGAGCAACACTGACATACCAGAGCCGTCAAAATCATAGTCTTTGAACTTGCTCTGTGACTTTAAGAAATTCTTTAAGTTCTCTTTGATCTGTGCAAAATCAAGATCAGAATACTTCATCTCTGCCATACTAGCGTAGTCTCTCTAAAAATAGGTCGTATGTGACCACTTCTGAAATGTTGTCTATCGACACAATAAGTGTCACTTCGTATGCATTTTCATCTGGCGACACTTTCACTTTCAAATCAATAAGCGAAGCTCTCGGCTCAAACACCTTGATGCTGTTTGTGATAGCTAAGATGAGTGTTTGCTTCGTACCTGGATTTATAGGTTCGAATAGAAGTTGTCTGAGGTTCGCGCCAAACTCTGGATTGAAAAGTCTTTCGTTCAGACCTGTGAGAAGAATGTTTCGAATCGAACGCTTCACTGCTTCTGCATCAGTGAGTGGTATGATGTCACCCGACACAGGATGTGGAATCAAGTCGAGGTTGAGGTCAGAAAATTTCTTCGTGATTTTGTCTGACTCGTTTCTGCCTGTAGATGCTGCTGCCTCTGGTACGACACTGCCGTTGATCAGAACACGTCCGTATGCATCAATTTCCAATTTTCGGTAGTTGTCTGCCATGAGATACGCCGCACAAATATATGCCAAGTTATTTATGCGACTATTGGATGGTGTGTGGACTACCGAATCAAATTATCCACAAATGTTACCTTGACCCAAAGGTAGACAACCCATGAGTAAATTCCACAAATGATGGCAAAGAAGTATGTGGGGGTTTGAAGCTTTTGCATGAATCGAAGTATTGCTATACCCGATGTCTTAACCAAGAATATTCCTGGTATGATTCCAAAAACACTCATCATGGTCTTAACGAATGGGTTTGCTTCTACATTCAACCCTAGAGAAGAATACATCACCCCATGTGCGGTGAACAATCCATCTAATATTTGTAATATGATACAAGCGAGTACAAGAAGTGTTCTACAATCCACCATCATCGGTTCCATCATCAGGTAATAAGTCACCAACATCAGGAACATCCGGTAAAGTCGGCTGTTCTGGTAACTGAGGTTCAATATTCTCAGCAGGCGGTGTTGCAGGTACCATTGGTGGAAGCGGAAGCTGGTTGTTGTACGGTGCCCAAGTCATGTGTCGAACTGAACTGTCGAGAATGAGATGTTCTGCTGATCCCGTAACCCAAAACACTTGCTGTGGAAATTGTCCACCTGGTCTGTCCCATCGTTGTAAGAATCGTGGGCTTTCTTCGAACTGAACTGGTCCACTCTTTGGTGAAGCGATGAATTCACCTCGAACGTGAACAGGTCGTACAACCTCCCACTGAGTTTCTGTCATGTCTGGGTGCTTGTACTTGATTATGACTGCTTCGAGCTGTCCGGTTGGTAGTGCTTCGTACACTTGATGTGGACTAGGATCGATGCTCAGTGTTACAAGATTGCCGTTGCTGTCAGATATTGGTTTCCACAAGTCTTCGAACTGACCTGTAGGTAACATGAAGCCTTCTTTTGATGACATTGATGCATCAGCTTTCTTATCTGCATCATTCTCAACACCCTCGAACACGTCTGGAGAATCTGGCTTTCTACCGAGAGACCGTGCTTCGTGTGCGAGAAGTTTCTCTGCTCTAATGTCAGATGATACCAAGTGAATAGTAGCACCGCCACCATCTGGACCCTGCAAGTGAATATCTGGTGCTGAGAGAGAAACTGCTTTTGGTGATTTGATTTCTACTGCGCCGTCTGCTGATTCGATTGAGATGTCACCAACAGCTTTCAGGTAGAGAACGCCACCCTTTGCATATACGTAGCCGTCACCACCGATAGTGAGGTGATAGTTATTAGAGACTTCAGCATTTAAGTTACCACCAACAATTCGATTCATGTCGGTGCCTGATTTCATTCTGAATGCATCTTTAGCGTCCATGTTGATGCTGACGCCAGATGCTAAGAAGAAGTCTTCGTAAATGAAATTGTACTGCTTCTTAACGACACGGTTTACTTCAGTGCCGGTTGGGTGAATTTCTGTGAAGGTACCAGTTCGATGATACCAGTGCATACGTTCTGCACCTGGTGTGTCGTCAACTTCTACAACATGTCCAGATTCACTCTCATATACATGGTTGTATGGATACACCGCAGCGTATGGTGATGGTGGTTCCATGAATGGCAACCCAGGCGATTCTGCACCTGAATCTTGTGCTGCATAACCAGCGCCTTCACCTGTACCGAGAGAGCCATTTTTTGCAGCTACGATTGTTTCTTCGATCTTCTCATTTCTTGCAAGTCGAGAAGTCATCGGCTCTTTGAGACGATTCTCTAGTGGGTATCGAGATATAGGAAACGATGCTGCTACAGATGGGTATCCAGAGAAAAAGTCATTCTGTTGCTTGTTCAGATCGATGAGTGTTTGTGCATCTTGCTCGTCGTATGTGCCGTCTTTGTTCACATCGAACTTACTCTTTGTGATGTCGAACTCTGACAACTTCTCACCGAATGCTAGGTTAGATCCTGGTACTGAGTCGTTCTTGAATCTCCCACCGCCGCCTGGCAAATCTGCTACAGCATCAGCAGGGTCGTCCATAACTGGTGGTGACATTTCTGGTGGACGAGGTATTGCACCTGGAGTTAATTGATCGTCTGGTGTTGGGTCATTGAACCCTTTTTGTGGGTCTGCTGGATTTGTGTCAATACCAGGAATGAACCCAACCACAATCGGCTTCTGTGCATCATTACCGTCGAGAAAGAAACCCCAACACCAATCACCCTCTTTGTAGCCGACTACGTTTCTGCCGTTGTCACCAGGAAGACTTGGTATTGCCCACGGCAATTTTTCAGTTGGCATTTGAGCTTTGTCGTCAGTGTGCCAACCAAAGATGCGAACACGCACTCGACCCAACATAATCGGATCTTTACGGTCTTCGACTACACCCTTCCACCAGATGAGTCCATCTTTGCCAAAGAATTTACTTTCCATAGTGTCAAATCATCTCTAGGTGTATTTATCGAGCACCGGATGATTTGTCCTCTTGTAGTCGGTCTTGTTCACGAACGTGTTCTTCACATGCTGTGTAGAGCCAGATGGAGCCACGAACCTTTCCTGGTTTGCCGCAAGTTTCGCACGTACATGCAGATTGCGATTCGACTCGTTGAACGATTTCGTCTAGTTCTTCTGAATAGTATGAGAGGTAGAAGCGAAGTGATCCATACTTCTCTTTCACCTGTAGTGCAACAATATCATCTCGCACTTCTTTTGGATATGTGCGAATTTGACTCTCAAGCTCGATTGATGCTCGTAACAAAATATCGAACCACCCATCACCACACTCAAACCAGAACGAATCTCCATACAAAGATGGTGCCGCTTCAAGCAGCTTCTTAACATTCTCAATATTCATATATTACATGCAGTCTGCGTAACCGTTTCTCTCTGCGATTTTTGTTTCTGTTGCGTCAACGTGAGCGATTACCTGTTGGTATAGATCACGAATTGCTTTTGCTCGTTTAGCCATATCGAGCACACGATACTCTTTCTTGTTTCTGAAAGCTTTGATGATGTCGTCTTCATCGAGGTGAAAGCCAAGCTTGCCATAGAGAACATCAACTATCTTCACATCACCCTTTCGCATCATATCGAGCAGCACCACGTTATCTGGAAACAACGTCTTTGCTTTCTTGATCATCTCATCGGTAAACTTAACCATATTATTCTCCATTATTACGAATCAAACCAAAATACAAAACGAGATTGGTAGTTTCCACTGTTCTCAATAGCAATCATCGAAGCGATGACTGCATTTAATTGCACACATTCAATAGAAGGAAAAACACTCTGCATGAGTTCTACTTCACTTGAATTTTCTAAGGTGTCGAGAGCTTCTTGTCGCTTGAGACCACGGTACTCAGACGCTTCATACTCGATCATGTTGATCAGATACTTTCGACGAATTTCTATCAATTCTTTTTTGTATAAGAAACCTGGTGTGTGCCAATTCGGATTCACAACGTACTGCTTATTCTCATTATACTTGGTCAATCCTGACGCAACGAGATTTTCTGCTTCTGTTGAAGAAATGTACCGTGTTGATGGATATGACATAGACGGATTGTACATGTCGAGAACCTTTAAGTAGTACTTGTCGTATACTTGGTAGCTCATAGTCGGTTTAGTTGGCACACCACGAAGCGTAAACACCGGACCATTCACACCACGAACACCAGCAAGAAGATTGAACATCGCATAGTTTCGACCCATGCTGATGTCAGATGCGTGACATGAAGTGTGAATGGTGTCGCTCGCAACTTGAGTCTCGTAGTACTCAAGGTGAGCGTGAATGTCGCAGCCCATTTATTATTCTGTAACAGAGGTGGTTGAGAGAGATGTTACTGATTGATCAGTCTCAGCGAGAACTTCAGTTGCTTGTGCGTCTGTCGTCTCTTGTAAGAGAGCTTTGAAAAACTCAAGTCGCTTCTTGAGATTTTGTCTACGTGCAATCTTGGTTGTCTTGCGCTTGTTGAGTCGAATGTACAGCTCAACAATTTTTCGTTCGATGTTTTGTTTTGAGCGAGAATTTCTTGTCATATAAAAAGTATATCATTCCCTGAATTCGAAGTCAATGGTCAAAGATGTAATTTTCTCCCTTTTCTTAGGTTCCAAATTTTCGTATTCCATATCCAATTTGGAAATAACAATATCAAAGAAATTGGAGAAGTCTTTCGGTAGTAGCTTCAGTGCAAGCCAAAAACGGAATCGAGTCCACATTTTGGATGGATCTTGGTGGAAAAGAAAGTGTCTGACGTGCCTGAATGTGTTCAAAAAGTCTGTCATTGGTACCCCTGAGCCACCATGCGTGTTTCTTTCTCTTCTTTTGCTATGCGAAGAAATTCACGCAACCTTGTCGTGTCTTCATTTATGTACACAAGGTAACTGATGTGCTCATCGAGTGCCCAAATTTCTTTGACCAGCTCTTCGTTCGTTAGACCCTTCAGAGATGTGCTGTATAGCTCGAAGCTGCTTCGGTTTACCTGCATACCTCTAATTTATGCTACCAATCAAGTTGTGCATTCAGTCGTGCACACGCAGCGTTAGCTTGTATTCTCGACATGGTGCTGCCTGTGGATTTCACTGCAACTGAACTTGTCGCAATCACACCTGGTGCTTTCAACAGAACATTCACCGTTGGGAAAAGCTTCAGAGCATCAGGTAACATGACACGGTACGCTCTACTACCATTCGTCAAATTGACCGGCATGTTCGTGCATGAGTGAAGTGTGTTGTTAGATAGCTTCAACCGAAACTGAACTGTCGCCAAATTTCTTGGCGAACCCTCCACAATAAAGTCAACCGTCTGAGTTGGAATCAACACACTCTTCAAGAACCTAGCTTTAGGTAAAGGTGTCGGTGTGCTCGTCGGTGTTATTGTGGGTGTAGGTGTCGGCGTTCTGGTAGGTGTTGGTGTGAACGTAGGTGTAGCCGTTGGCACTGCTGTGTTCTGTGGCGTGCCTGTTATTGTGGCTGTTGGTGTAGGTGTCGGCGTTGCTGTCTGATTAGAACAATTCTGACTTACGGTGTCGATCAGTCCTATGCCGTTCACCACACCACCCGAAGCAACCTTAGTTGATAGTGCAGAATACTTAACGACACTGCTCATGATTTGAGATTTAGCTGTGAGTGCATCGAGAGTGCTGCATTGTGCTTTTGCTAATATTGCAAGACCACTGACTTGTGGCGCAGCCATTGAAGTGCCACTCTTGTAGTTGTAGGTATTGTAGAGAACGGTGCTGAGAATGCCACCACCTGGCGCTGCTACATCAACCGATGAGACGCCGTAGTTTGAGAATGAGTTATATGATGCTGATGAATCAACCGACCCCACCGAAATAATATTCGCTGAGTCATACCCCGCAGGGTAGAACGGCTTCACGTCTGTATTCACGCTACTGTTACCTGCTGCTGCGACGAATAGAATATCTTTGTCTCGTGCACGACGAATTGCATCAAGAAATGGCTGCGAGAATATCGTCGAACCATACGAGTTGTTCATGACGACAACATTATGACCAACATTCTTGAGTTGTATTCCGTAGTTGATTGCTTTGATTGCATTTGCGGTACTGCCAGATCCAGTTGCAGAGAGAAATTTCAGACTCACCAACTTGACCGTCTGAGCAACACCAGCAACACCCATGTAGTTGTTAGTGTCTGCGCCAATGATACCAGCAACGTGAGTGCCATGTCCGTTATCGTCAATACCACTACCAACATTGGTGATAGCGTTTATGCCGTTGACATCATCGATGAATCCGTTTTTGTCATCGTCGATATTGTTGTTGGGTATCTCACTTGGATTAACCCACACATTCTCTTTCAAGTCTGGGTGGTTGACATCAATACCAGTGTCGATGACGAGAGCGAGAAGTTCTGAGTTTCCTTTCTGCTTATCCCACGCATATGACATCGACATTAATCGGTGTGAATACTGCTGACTGTAGTATTGGTCGTTTGGTTCTTCGGTTGTTCGCACCTCAAAATTCGGTGAGCATCGAACCATACCACCAGATGATTTTTGAATTCTGCGAATATTTGCCCTTCGACATAGAGAAGAGCTTCTACTATATTGCTTTGCAGTTCCATCACTGCGAACGTCAACGTAGTGAACACTTGTGGGTGATAGCTTTTCACGCCTCAGTGCGATGAACTTGACGATACTCTCATCGAGCTTTTTTGTGCTCGAAAGAATGACACCATCAAACGCACGTTTCTCTTGCGCTGTCGCAAGCGAAGCAGACAAACACACTGTAGCAAGAACAATCGATACAACCTTATTCATAACAAGTCTCCAAATAATTAAGTAACACACTCATTCTGAGTATAGCACGTTTGGAGCTTGTGCAAAGATATTTGTTATACGAGATTTTCGTATTTTTGGCTATGCGTCTATATCGTCTACAATCAACTTGGACAGGTCGTCTACCCTAGCTGATATAGCACGAGATATGGTACTTTCTGCGGTTTTACGCACACCTGTACCTGTTCCATACCCTAGTGCTGACCTAACGAGTACTAGCTCTTTAATTTCTTCCACAAGCTTCAGCATCTCTTCGGTTGCTTGACTACCTTTGGATTCGCTCTTTTTGGTTTTTGTCATGATATGGTTCCTGGTTAGCTTCGGGTCAACTTGATCACTTTCTCAATCTGCTTCTCAATGGCTGGTTTTCTGTTCGGCCAGTAAATGTACTCTTTGTCTGCTGTCTTGAGTAACTTCACCAAAAACGGCACAATCAGCTTTTCAACCTCTGCAAGCTTTTCTTTGTAGTTCTCAACAGTCTGCTCAGAATCGGTAACGACCTTGTTGTACTCTTCTTCACTGACTGCTGAAAAGCCAAAGTCGTCGTCTTCTGATAGGTACTCATTGAGAATAGACTTGATGTCGATAGGGTCTGACATACGGTTACATCTCCACGTCGAATAGGTATACGCCGTCTCTGGTGATTCTACGATCAATCTGTGGTTTCTCATCAAAGATGCTGATGACGAGCATGCCACCTGTGAGTGGTTGTTCAGGTAGTGAGCCGAGTCCAAATGCGATGTAAATGAGGGTAGCGACAAGTAGTTTCTTCATAGTGATTATGTATGGTATTTTTCACGAACGAGTTTGCCGAGAGCTTCTAAGAACCACCAGTGCCAGGTATCGACCTCGTAGTTATGAGTGATCACACCTGATGCTGCAATTTCAAAATTTCTGATTGGGAACTCTCTCCACTCTTTGAGCCGGAAGTTGAACGTGCGACTATTATCAGTCAGGGTGTCTCGTAGTATGCTGTCAATCACAAGAAAGGTTCGCTTCGCTGCTTGTTGATACGAATCGTGTGGAAACAACTCTCGATTAAAAAGCATACCCGATGAGGTCAACACGAACACTTCAACATTGTCTTTAGCTGCAAACGTAACCTTCGGCTCATTCTCAATGCGAATTGCACTAGACATATCGTGTGGGTTCCATTCATGCATTCGAAACATAGGTGACACTAGCTCCGTGATCTTCCTGCTGATGTTGCTCGTGATGGATCAAACGGCGCATTCAGTCTGTCTAACTGTTCATGCAATACTCGACACATAGCTTTTGAAATACTGTGGTCGATCTCTGCACCGAGAAGAGTGGTACGCATGGTTGCAAGGGTATCTCGTTTATTCTTCAGATCAGCACGAAGGTATGCAACATCACACACCAAACCGACTTCGAGTTTCGAGCACAAGTTCTCGCCAGCTTTGATGTTGTGCTTCAAGGTTCGAATATCACGTATGAGCTGCTTTCGATGTTCACGATTGTGTTGTATCTCTGCACGTTTGTTAATAATCGTCGCTCGTATCTGCTCTAGCATCTGTTGTGGTACACGAAGTTTCATGGGTTCTCTCTTTTTCGCTTAGTTAGTTTCGATTATCAATCCAAATCCATTTCGTCACGTTTCACTTTTGATCGCTTTGTTCTGCCCGATAGTACTTCCAAAATCGCAGTCACCGAGATCGTGCGCTTCAAAGTCAGCACTTACCACTTTATGTACACAATGGGTGTGAGTTGGGTTCAACTGTCTGCAATTCTCACAGATCGTAGAAGTATCGCTCACACTCGGCATGACTGCACCACCTGTACTCGTCACACTACCATACCCATACGTATATGGCGGGTCTGAAAGAGGCGACTGTCTCCAGAAGCCCATCTGAGAAAGCTCTCGATTCACCAAGTACTGCACAAATTTGAGAATATTGGTCGTTAAGCTCAATTCATCAAATTCACCAGGAGGCGTCTTCGCACCCTGTTGTGCTACTTTGAGGTCAAAAAGCTTCTTTTCAAGCATTTGCTCTAAATTCTGCAATTCTTTGGTGCTGTACGTGAAACTCATGGAAGTGCTATTTTGTGCTAGTTTGGTCAAAAGTACCGAATTTTACCGAAATCTACCGAAAATGGTCAAAAATGCTCAAAACTCTGAAAAAGTGTGAGTTTTGTGTCCTCCTCGAAAGGAGGACGAAATCTTGAGAAAAACGAGCGAAAACCGCTACTTTCTCGACTTTTTCGCTACTTTTCGTGGTTTTGCAGTCTTTTTAGCTGTTTTGCTCTTCTTTGCGCTCTTGATACACACAACCTTACCACACCCGGCATGTTTCGTCGGTCGTACTCGCTCAACAATCGAGCGAATTTTTGCTACTACTGCTTTTACTGCTGCTACTATGCGTGCCATTTGCTATTTTTCTCCAAATTTTGTTGCTGCGTCAATGATTCCATTCGTGAGGAGCGTGACCGTCTCTATAAAATGATCACTGACCTTCGGACCGTTCGCATCTGCTGTTACTGCAAGTGCGGTTCGTGATGATAGAACGGTTATTGCGACTTGCTTGAACAGGTCTCTGCGCTCTTTCATCTCGTTCACGTCTCGTGTCTTCATCGGTACTGCAACTGTGTCTGTCATAATGTAAGAATATAGCATCTTGCTTTCTTTTGTCAAACGAATAAGAAAGGCTCAGGGGTAAAAAAATTGTGGACGAGAATTTTTTGGAGCGAAATCTGGAAAGGACTCTGAGGGTAAATCAGTAGGCGAGCTTGGAAGTTACGCTATAAAATGATTGTTCAGTCCTTCCTTTTCCTATAAAACCACTTTTACAAACAAGTGCCTGTTTGTGGACTACTACGCCTTGAGCAAGTCTTTCACGATTGTGTTTCGAAGGATATCGGCATCACTATACTCATTTGCTTTAATCGCATCAGTAAGTTCATCGAGATTGGATTGAATGCGGCGTTTCGTAATTGATGAAAGGCTCGGTATATAGTCTAAATCGCTCCATATTTGGTCGATCTCTGCTAATATTTTGTCTCTCGATGGTCCTTTGTGTGGCAGTTCAGCCACTCGGTGTGCAAGGCTCTGTAGCTCTGGGTGGCTCTCAGTGAGGAGCTTTTGTTTACTAGCTAATGATTTACGGAAGAGGTTGATGTCCATATTAGGCTACGTAGAAATTGAGTTCGTAGCGTCCTGTGTCCATGCGGTATACTTGAATGTGTAACATCTTACTCTGTGGCTTACCATTCTTGTATAGTTCAAGGTGGAACTCGTCTGTTTTCCCAATGCCTAGATTCTTGTATGCTGTGGTGATCTTGTTGAATTCTTCTTCGTCACTAATGGTGTAGCCGTCTTTCTTAGTGTAGGCGAGTGCTGTCTGTACTGCTGAGTGAAGTGTATCGTGGAGGACAGGATACTTTGCTTCTGTAATGTTTTCTTCTTTGAAGATCGCGGCTTTGGCTTCTACGGCTTGAGCAATCGCTTCTTCTTTTGTCTTACCCACACCTGTTGTGATCTTGCCGTCTTTGAATTTTAACAGGACTGCTGTCTTGCCGCCATCGGGGTTCTGTATTGTCTTGGTGGTACCGGCAATGCCTGTATGGGTGAGGGAATGTGGAATCACTAAGCTTTTCACTACCGTATACTCGGCAGATTCTGTGATCGGCTGCACTTTCTTGCTCTTGTTTGTGATGTACTGGGTGAGTTGTTTGATATTCATACACCTATTTAGTGATGAAGTCTGCTCTCACTAGGTAGTAGTTAGCTGTGGGGTATTTTACCACGCCTGGCATGGCTTTGACGGCTAACACCTTTTTGGCTTGTGGAATCTTGATGTTAATTGCTCTGAGTGCTGCTCTGTACGGCGCTCTGTCATACGCTGCAACTGGCACGAGTATTGATGCTGTACCGGAGTGTTGCTGCTCATCGTTCCACATGATGATGGAAACTTTCCCTGCATCTGCGGTCTCTTTGAATACTACTTCTTTCAGTGTGGAAATGATCGACATGTAGGTTATTTAGTGGTCTGCTGCTGATCTTCGACCTCTTCATACTCTGACAGGTCTTCGATCTGTGAGAGATCTTTGCCGCCACGTCTGAGATAATCGAGTCCTCCATCGACGTACATGGCACCACACTCGCACCAACAAAAATCACGGCGGTGCTTACTCTCGACAATGGTGTTGCAAACGAGACACTTAGCTTTGTTTGACTTCAGCTTTATCATATGGATTCCAGAATACTAACACTTTCTGATCGTCTTCGATGAACAGCTCGTACTCTCTGGGCTTTTTCGTTGAGATGAACGAAGCAAGGCGCATTCTGTTGTATCCTGTGTCTGGGGTTCCAAACAGGTAGAATGCGAATCTGTAGCGATTCGTCAACTCGAACAATTTTAGTTTCTTATTTGGACACATATTTTAGTGCTTAAACTCCGGTGCTTTGCCAAATACCATACACGTACACTCATATCTATTCGATTCTGTGAGTGGCTTCACAACAAAAAGCACATCTTCAAGTAGCCTCTCGCGGAGCATAGCAAGCTTTTCAGCAGGCACTGCTGCCTCAATGATCTCACCTGTGGTAAGGGTGAGGTCTACATGGAATCCACCATCGAGGGTCTTCGATACGACCTCAATTTTCGTGATCGGCGCTGCAAGTGTATAGTCGCCTGGGTATTGGTTTGCTACATCTTCAACTGTTTTCATAGTATATACTTTATTGGTTAGTCGGACGTTTGTTAAAAATCACCGTGGTACACTGAAGGACTTCGAGATCAAACTTGCCGATGAAGATCGCTTCTTCAAGCAACCCACCTTGGAGTCGTTCGTACTGTCCTGGTTTCACGTGGATGTGTATCTCTTGTTTTGTGTCGAGCAATACTACCGCACGAATATCATCAAGCATCGAAACGTGGTTGATTCTTCCTGCGACACGATCTTTGCCCTTTGAAAGTGCGTCTAGTATGAGTGGATGCATTAACGGTCCTCGATAAGCCCCTGGTCAATCAGGTCTTTACAAACTCTACCGAAGAATCCTTGTAGACTCCATGCTAAACCCGAATCGACGAGATACTGCGCCGCGGCGAGAAATTCGTCTTGGCTGATCGGTTCTTCAAATCCTTCTACAATGGCGACGGCTCTGTATTTATCCATTATTGCATTTCCTTCGTGTTATTCTACTACAACAAATTCTGAAATATCTGGCTCATCATCGGTCTTCACTACGAGTGATTGGCGAGGCTCGCCATATACGGTGATCGACTTCTCAAGTTCAATGAAATGTATTATTGCAGGATACCGACCGTATGCTGACCGGCTACTGATTACCGTACCACGGAAAGGAACCCCGTGATATTTACCCTCGATTTTGTGACCCTCTAAGTTCCACATGTCCATACTAATAGTCCTCATCGTTCTCTTCAATTATACCCTCGATGCCCTCGGAAAGTAATACGTCCAACGAGAGATCAGGCGACTCTCTGAGGTATACGACTCCACTCACTGAGTTCATGTTACGACTCGACGATTCCCTCTGCAAGCTTGAGAGCTTCAATCTGCTTCTTGATCAGTTCAGCTTCGGCGAGAGCTTCTTTACTGTGCTCCCACTGCTCACTTGACTCTGCCGAGTCTCGCCAGTAGGTGGCGATGTTGCTGTTGACGAGGTGCTGTTTAGCACGGCGGTTGGCTTCTGCTAGTGCCTGTTCTAGTTCTTTGATGTTCATAACAACTCCTTTGATTAGTTTAACAACTCACTGGGGCACTCAAGTCTGGAAATCAGGATCTCTTTTGCCTTATAGAATGCTTCGACTGAGCAATCGCCGTTCTTCATGGCAACTTTGGCGATCTCAATACATTTGAGTACTGTCTCTGGGGTGAAATCGAGACCAGCATCTTCGATGATCTTTTCAAATACTTCAGCTTTAGCTTGATCAATTTTCGATAACATACAGAACCTTTTCTCTTTACCTTATACTCTTATTATAGCACACTTTCCATGTTAATGCGAAGCTCAAAAATGGCGTGGAATCAGCAATTTAATTGCTAAGTGATAATTATTATTTGGTTTAATATCAACCAGTTAAGCTGGACTACGAGTTTTTCGTATGCTCTAGTGTGTCGGCGTCACTCTCTGACCAGTGCATATCTTTCGCACACAATTATGGGACACCTTGATGCCGAGCTTTTCGAATATCCGTTTCGATATGGTATGTGGCTTGACCCCACCCGCATATAATCTCACCATCATCGACACGGCTTCATCTTCTTCGTGGTTGATGACCAGCTTGCCGTTTTTGGCACTATACCCGAACGGCACTCGACCGCCGAACCACAATCCCTGCTTGATCATTTTGCGTTTGGTTGACGAGATCTTTCTGCCCACTTCTCGGGCACGTTTCTCTGGTCTGGGAAACTTGATCGCACCCAACTCTTCTATAGCTGAGTAGTAGCCGAGGATCAGTGCTCGGTATCTGGTAGCGTTCTCTTCTGGATTGCAATTCAGGCGAGCGAACTTTACGGCTTTCCTGAGGGCGGCGTATTTTGTGAGTTTGTTGAGGTTCATGTTACTTGTTCCTCCACAACCTGATTATTCTGCGGAGGCTCGACGGTGTGATACAGTGGTACTCGGCACATCTCTCTACAGTAAGGAATTCATTCACATACGACAGGTAAATGAATTCGGTGCGGTTCATCTCAACACGTGGCTCTTCTTCGTATATCATATTACTTCTTGCTCCTTCTGTCACCACGCAACACTCTCTTGGCAGCTTGAAGCCTAATGTTTTCTTCTGGTGTATTCAGATACCCACCGAACATCGAGAGGGCTTTAACCATGTTCTGAAGTGCCCACTTGGGCTGGTTTCCCACGATTTGTTTAGCTTGATCAAACGTCATCTTCATAATTAAACTCCCATGCTAGGCGTGATACCCAACCAATCTTCGAACTTCGCAAGCTCCTTGCGAGCATCGATCAACTCGCCGTATGTCTGGTCGGCATAGTCGTAGTTACCTTGAAGAGAATGGAAAAGCAACTCACTCTCTAGGAAATTCACGAGATCTCGCAACTCACCTAGCCTCTCAAGAACCGAATCGTTTACTGGATGACTCATAATATTGCTCCTTTTGAAAACCTTCTTACAGTATGATTATACCATAAGTGGATGTGGAGCTGAAAGGTCAAAATTAACCAGAAAACAACAATTTACGTGCTAACTGAGAATTATTATTCCCTGTCGTATAGGTAGTTTACGAGAGCCATTGTGATAAAGGGTACTAGCAGCGTGATCTTAATGAACATGTACATAAGAAAAACTCGTAGTATGTGTGTTTGTAGTAGTGTCATCGTACTGTGAATGAAATAGACCTAGACGTTTTTTCTCCCCCTGCCGTGGATGCTTTAGCCGTGTATTTCCCTCTCACGACCACTCTCGTTCTGAATTGACCTTGGGCGTTTGTGCGTACTGTCTGTTTCCTCCTGTTGAGTGTTATGATGATCTTCTGGTTCGGCAACGGCTTACCCGAAATGTCGACCAGCTTTCCGGTGATGATCTTGTTACTGTACGATATTGTGATGCGTGACGTTGCAAGGTTCGGCATCGTAGCTTCAAGTGACAAGCACGACCCGAAATAGTTCAGGTGATTATTGATCTGGTTGAGACTGAAATCAGAGAACCCACTCGATGACTGTGCTGAGATGTACGGCGCCATGAGCCCCGTGTACGTATGGTTTGCATTAAAGTTGTGTCCGATCTCGTGTGCAAAAATAAACGGCGTGAGAGTATAGTACTGTTGTGTGATGCCGTACGCCCAGTTTGGATATGCACATACGGTGCCAACATATGCGAGTCCAACCGTGGTGCTGTCCATATCTTTCCCAGTGAAGAGGTGCTTCAGATCTGTATTGTCGTTCTGTGTTGATGCATCAGACTGAATTTGTCGCAGCATCTTCGATGGGTCTGTTTCTAGTGTGTAGTAGCTGTTCTGACCCACGATGCGGAATCGAATCCCCAACTGACGAGTGTAGATAGCTTCAGCAGTGTTTATGATACTGATGATCTCTTCATTCGAGCGAGCGCCGTACTTTGCAATCCATTCTTGATCGGCATACGTATGCAGTGTCACCACGTGAGACAGGTTCGAAGGCATACCTTCGTTGAGAGCCATCACAGTGGGCGGACTTTCGGAATGTTCTGCGTGATTGGCACAGGTCCTCGCGTGAGCAACTGAAACTGGAACACTTGCTAACCTTCCAGTTCCATTCTTTGATATTGTGAGAGTATTAATTCTCTGCCGAGATAATTTACTGCCTCTTGGTACACTCGGGAACGTGACTCTCATCTTTCCGTCTATGATCGCAGCGGCAACCGGATATTCTCGACGCCTGTACACTACCCTACCTTGCAGGAACACGGACTCTGGACCAACAGGCGCATTTCTCTTCGCAGTTAAAAAAATGATATTGACTCTTTTATTATCTTTTAATTTAATTAGAGCTGGTTTGTTCAGGGTCTCGGCTATGGAAGCTGACGAGCTAGGATCATTCCGCAACCCAAGAACGCCACTGACGATGGCATCAACTGGACGACCAACAAGGAAAAGAATGAACAGTGTTCCAAGAATGGAACGGGCAAGTGCTTTTTTCATGACAGTACTATGTAGCTTAGAATGAACTTACTGGTCCACTGACGGTGCGAGCTTTCAGATTGACCTTATAGAGTTGTGTGACGCCGTTGCGAAGGGTAACAACAGCAGTGTCACCTTGAAGAACAGCCATGACGACATCTTTGCCGAAGGTGTGGTATGCGCCAGATGAATTGCTTGCTCTTAACTGAGCTTGTCCGTTCTTGACGGTTACAAAGAGAACCCCATTATCTGGACCCTCTGCGATGTATTGCTTGAAGCCTTTCATGCTCATATTTAGATTTCTCCAGATACGAGCTTCTTGAAGATGGCAGGATTCACTTTGTGGATATGTACAGCACCCTCAAGCCGAAGGTAGTGGTTTATGTGGCGACTCGTGGTCTTACTGAACTTCTCTTCAGTGACGAAGTAGTTATTGCCATCAACTATCACCACCGGCTCTTGGTATGATACCATCACCTTTCTGTTCTTTGCACCAGTGGTCTCTGTCATTTGCTTGTCGCCGAATCTCTTTGCCATATCAACATCTCACTTCTTTAACGCAGTTAAAACATACTCGACCATGTACGCAAGATACATGGGGTCATTCTGTTGACCTAACGCAGCGTTGATCCTCCGCAAGTTTGGATCGATGATCTTTCTCTTGATCTCACTTGCGCTCTTCATCTTGCGAGCTTCTTCAATCTCAGCAGGTGTTAGAAAATCGAGCAGCGTTACTTTTTTCATATTGCTATACCTTATAGTGGATAAACAGAACCGCCACCCCCACGATATGCTACCAACTCACCATCAATCTCGGCAAAGTACGTAGCACCCTGTATTTGACCTGTGCCATTCATCGGGCTGACGAAGTATAGAGGAACTTTTCTCTGAATAGCATCACCACCATCAACTTCAGGTGGCGAGATGATCGTAAGCGGTAATGCACACGACATGAGCGAGAACGTCTTTCGTGGTCCGATGATCTCAACAAACGTATAGCCGTGTTCGGTTTTACGAATCGTGCCTACTTGATACTTCTCAAAGAGGTCTCTCTCAGGACCACGTGTTCCTGTTCTTCTGTTATATCGACCTAACACAAACCTTGGCTTAATCTTCATATCAAAAACCTCACTATTATGAAAAGATGTAAAGTGCAACGTCCTTACCACGCATCACAGTGCGCTCGGCAAGAACCTCATTAGGATTGAGAACGGTTGTCTTCAGATTCAACCCATCGAACGGCGTACCATTCTGACCAACAGCACGAACCGCACCAGTCACAATATTGACGAAGTAGAAGTAGTCTCGACTTCCAGAATCCCAGTACGAATTGAGAGACATACCAGGCTGGAACTCTTTGAACTTCACGTTACGACCACGATACCCCGCAGCTTGCTTAATCTTCTTAACCTGCAACTCACTTAAATTCAGCATATCAACCTCTTCTCTATCTTACTGGACCAGTATAACAGATATTTGTGGATATTGTCAACTACAGAATCCACCTGGAGGGTATTATTTGGGCTAAGTAAAACAGCTACTTAGCCATTTGATAGGTTCACCTCGTATTTTTACGAGATTCTATTAGCAATAATACCCGCCTCGTCGCTCACTACCCTTCCAGATCTCTATACGGTGGCACTGGTGCTCTTTTAGGTGCGTTAATAGCTCAGAAAGCTCGTGTGTGACGAAACCGATAACACCATCACTCACGAATGCTACAAATATCATTTGGTCCTCCATAGGGGTTATAACAGCTCAGGCGGCGAAAAACTTCCGGACCGCCCAGGTACACGTTACAACAGATAGAGTCCAGAATCAACAGCAACCTCATCAATTATCGTGCCGAACCCCCAAAAAGCTCGCCAAAACTTCCGGACCGGAAGCATACCTGTTGTAACAGGTACTAATCCGGAATCGGCGCACGACAAGATTCAACTATTTCTTACGACATGATGACTATGGGGTGATTTTATGGGTCAGGTGGCATATATAGCACCCTGTCGAAGAATTTCGTATTTTACGCAGTATGCATAAAAAAATGCAAATAAGGCTTGTGTAAAATCCAGTTCCAGACGAACATGGTTATATGAGATGAAACAACCTCTTCTGCAATACCGCAAGAGAGCAAGTTTCAAAAACAACCGTGATGGAGTAATATATGAATGATGTATACACAAACAATGTGAATCGTGATGAGACTGAAGCACAACAGCACGAAGAGACCTCAAAACGGCGCGGACGACCAAAGGGTTCAAAGAATCGTCCGAAGTATGGTTTCATACCAACATATGAAGCACAAGAAGCACCTCGACAAGAAGGTTGGGAAGTTACTAAACGAATGGGCAGACCGAAATCAATCGCAGCTCACCGAAAGTGGCAGCGTGATTGGGTACTGCCTCAGTTTGTACTATCGAGAAAACAAGCGCAAGACCTATTACACAAGTTCTTGCGAAGTAAGCCAGGTAAGGCAGCACTCGCAGCAGTGATCAATGACGGTTTCGTAGGTATCAAGAAACTGCCCGATGCAAAACTCGGCGAGTTCTTGGTTAGTACGAGTTTGTTATCTCGATACCCACACCAGATTGTGATTCGAGGAAACTAACGTGGTTGTCTTATAGGGGTCGCTCAGTAATAGGTTTGTGAGCGATCCCTTTGTTGAATAGGTTTTTGATACGAGAGGTTTTATGAAGCGTGAACAGAAAGCAGCACTTGAAGCATTAGCAAACGAGTTCTTCGAGCTAGACCAGCAGCGTTTAGAGTTAGACAGAAAGAATAGACTTCTGAAGAAGAGGTTGAAAGCTCTCCAAGAGGGATTACAAGAGTTCATCGGAACGGCAGATGCTGTAGATGTGCCACTTGTATCCCGTATCGGAAAGTTCTTCATCACCCAAATCAAGAAACACCGAGGCGTACCAGCATACGAGTACGACTTCATCGAGTTTCGTGTCATTCGTGAAAACTAACAAGTAGGAATAGCTGTATGTCGAGCGTAAGTATGAAAAACCAATTCTGTGATAGCGGTTTCGAGGTTCTTGAAAAATCCGGTGTAACGAGCGTTGTGTGGTGTGACGAGATAGCCACCCTCAAACTCACTGTAGTTGACCCAGCCGACGAGCGAGTGGTTGAAGTAAATGTGGTACGTATTACCTACGATGTCGATCTTGAAGTTGTTCATAACCTACCTGTGATAGCTAAAACCTACTACAGTTCAGCTATACGATCTCTGCAAGACTCAAGCAATATGAAAAAAGTGCCCTTCGAGTGTGCTTCCCCAAACAGTCTCGTGCAGTGTCACCATGAAGGGCTTAATGGCAACAAAGATTCAGTCACGAGAAAGAAGCCCCCTCATTGGTTTTACCCAATTATACCCTGCGGGGCATTTAACACTCACACGAGGGGGCTGGTGTGAGCGCAGTTCCAGTAGCTTTGTTTTCAGGATGCGCTACTTACTACATCAAGGAGTGTATTACGATAAAGAGGCAGCCTGTGGAACTGAAGCTGTATCACCATCTGCAATTAAAGGTTGGAGCGTATATGCGCCACGACCTGCTCTGAAAATCTTATTGTTGAAAAGCCATGTAGCTTCTGCTTGTGTGCGACCTGTCGAATTCAAGAATGCAATAACCTGCTTTCGAGTAACAACGACGCCAAGCTTCTCGACAAACTCAACTACGAGTGCCTGTCGGTGCGATGGATTACGTCCCCAAAGGGTTGCGTCTGCTGTATTCAAATTAACCATTGTCTAGTCTCCAATCAATTATACAATATTAAACATTCACGGAAATATCATCATCAGCGGATGGTGCAGAGAGATCCTTTTTCGTGAGGACCACACTGTCTCTCTTTCGAGTGTTCGCTTTCGCAAACATAATCGGATCTGGATACTTCTCAGATGGAGTACCTACACCCGTTAAAGTCACTACGAGAGAGATCTTGTCGCCACGTTCTACGTCATTGAACTTATCTGACGTTGACTGGAAGAATACGGACCCAAGTACAGGGTCTTTCACAATAATCTTTACACCACGGAGGAGCATGCCTCGATTTGCACGACTCAGATCACGGAAGAGGTGTGAAGTGTAGCTCTTCACAAATACCACTTCAGCATCAACCAAAGAGTACGTGACGGTCTTCTTGCGAATAGCCAAACCGTCAAGTTCGGTGGCGTTTAGGGTTTCGATGATTTCTGTTTTAGTTCGACTCATAATAACCATTCTATCAGGGATTGGATGGGGCTGTCAACCAGAAAATATGGCTTTTTGTATTTTTATTCAGAAAGGGTTTTGTATGCGGTTTTGGATTCGAAACGCACACACCAATTTCCATCTTTGTCCTTATCAGCCATTGGTCCGACAAGGGTATCAAGACAGACAAGGTACGATGCCATTTCCACACTGTCGTACAGGTTCTCAAACAAGTGTCCTTCGACGCAGTGAACTACCTTGCACTTTACGGTGAGTGGATCGATACCTTCAATTTCGAATCGTTTTGGAAACTTCATGACTAAGCCCT